CCTTAATCCGTCAAAAACTTTTGTGAACTACCCACCGTCTAAAGCCAGTGGGATTGCGGTAGCCTTATTTCAAAAAAGTTCTGACCATTTAATAAACTAGAATATACAACCTCATTTGTTTTACTTAATTCTTTTACAAATAAAGATTGCTCAGTATCAAAAGGACACCATACCTTCACCGAGGGTGGGATAAATTCTAATATTGGCTTAATAGCATATAAAGGTGTGTAAAATTCATCATTGTGGCTATTTGCAACTTTATCTAATTTCACTTTTAAATCTCCTTTTTAATTTATTATATTTATATATAAATAGCGATACTATTAAGCACCACCACCATATAAATTTCTATTATCTACTTTTCTATATTCCCAACCAGAATCAACATTATATATTAACTTATCTAAACAACAATTATACTGTGGCTTTAATATATCATAAGAAATATTATTGCACCAATCTAATTCAAAATCTCTAATATCAGCATAAGTAGTTGTTTTCTCTTCAAACCAATTTACTTTTTCTTTTTCTAATATTTTATCAAATTCTTTAATTATTTTTTCAAAATATTTTATAATATCTGATTCTTCAAAATATTTTACAATAAATTCTCTACCTGCTGAGTTATCTTTCATATAATTTTTCTCCTTTTATTTTTATTGATATTTCTTGATTTTTTCATAGTTTTTCCATAATCAATTATTCTTTTTATATTATTGGTATATTTAGGTTTATTTGTATTATATATCACACCAATATCCCCTAAACTTAATACCACCACTTTACTATAATTTTCTGTACCAGTTTTCATATGCTCGCCGCCTTTCTTATATAGAAATTATACAACACTTCCTATATAAAATCAATAGTAATTTCACTTTAAATAGTCTGAATATTTAATAATTTTCATATAAAAGTCTAACACATAATTTTATAAATTTCATTGACTTTTTCCTATGAAATGTATTATGATTAACATATCAAAGCAATACAAAATAAATCAAAGGAGATTAGATATGAAAAGAAATGAATTAAAATTCAAAAAGAATGATGTTGTTGTTCTTGAAAAATTACCTGATTTATTTAGGAAATTAGAAATATGTGGTATTTATCATCCAGAAAGAATATTAAACTCAAAAGGTAAAATCATTGGTATAGACATAGAAGATGAAGATTTACCTTATTGTGTTTGTTTTGACAACGAAAAAGAAAAATGTTATTATTTACCAGAGTATTTACTTGAATTAGTCACCACAGAGAAAAACGTAACAAACAATACAGATAGCGAAACAATCAAAATCAAATACCATGAACCTATCACACCTCTTGAAAATATCAACGGTGCAAATTCAGATTGGATTGATTTAAGATGTGCTGAACCTAATGGAGTTGACTTGAAAACTGGTGAATTTAAACTTATTTCTCTTGGTGTAAGTATGAAACTTCCAGATGGCTATGAAGCACATATTGTTCCAAGAAGTAGCACGTTTAAGACTTGGGGATTATTACAGACAAACCCACATGCTGTTATCGACAATAGTTATTGTTCAGATACAGATGTGTGGAAATATCCAGTATACGCAACCAGAGATACACATATCGACTTTAATGACCGTATTTGTCAGTTCCGTATTGTAAAAAAACAGCCTACTATTATTTTTGAAAAAGTAGACCATTTAGACGGAAAATCAAGAGATGGTTTTGGTAGTAGTGGAATTAAGTAAATTTTATAAAAAGGAGAATAACAATGAAAAAATTTTTTTACTTATCTTAATTTAATTGTTTTCATTATTTTATTGATAATGGTTAATATAGCTACGTGGACAGAAAAAATAAATTATGCAATTCTTTATTCAATTTGGTTCTTAATTGAATTTATTTTATTAATTTTATTAACAAATAAAAAATAAAGGAGAAAAAACATTATGACACTTTTAGAGGTAATCAAAGAAGCAGAAAAGAAACAGAAAAGTTTAGATGCTTGTGGTAAAGTTTATATTCGTAGAAAAAGTTGGGAAAATTTAATTGACCCAGTTAGCTTTAGATGGTTTTATGGTGAGCCGCTTTTTAAAAAAGCTGATATTAGTTATACTCCTAGTAAAGAAAGTTTATTAAGCAATGACTGGGAATTATTTACACGTTATTATTATTCAGAAACAAAAGAAAAAGAACCCAAACCAAAAACTACAACTATTTCAAAAGAAAACATTACAAATTCTATTGAGCAGATTATGCTTGTTAAAGGACTCCTCAAAGAAACACTTAAAAACGCAGATTTGATTGTAAAAGTCTTTCAAACTCGATATGGCATTAATTTTAATGACTTTGTGAAAAAACCAGAACTTATTACAGATAACGAAACAAGATTTTTATACTTGTTCACTAAACTTACAATGGAATGTATTGAGAATGTAGGGGGTTGTTTAAATAAAGTTATTGCAGAAATCGGTAATCCAGAAGTAGACGAAAAAACCGAATAGATACGAATAAGTAAAGAGGGGCTAACACCCCTCTTTTATTTTGTTAATCAAGTTATCGTTTTTAATGTCGTAATCTTCCTAACTCTTTGTTACTAACTGATACCATGTAATTTAATTATGACATTCTGTATAATAAAAAAGAGGGCTGTTTAAGCCCTCTTAATAATTTAACAAAATTTAAAAATTAGTACAAGTAAAACAATCATTATTAATATAATTCCTATTATAGATAACAAAGCCTGTGGTTCATTTAAACCAAGGTCTACTATAAAAGCAATAAATATTACAATTAAGAAAAATATAAGTATCACTGCCACTGCTAAGAGCATTAAACCAACGATTGATAACATACTCAAAAGTTATTTCTCATTTAAACCTTTATTTATTGAACCTCACACCACTAAAGTAACGAGTGTTCTCGCCTTATTTAATAGAAACAGCTATAAGCATTGTCACCGTAGCAAATACTGATAAATAAGTAACAGCCTTTGCAAGTATAACAGCATAGTCATAATTACGTTTAAAAGAACTAATCATAAATATAATTACAAGTAAAATAAATGCAAATATTAAACTTAAAATAGAAATTGCCGATAAAATAATAGAAACTGTACTCATATTTTTATTTTCCCTTCGCTTTTTATCTTAATCTTCTTTATTAGTAAGTCCACTAAATTTAAGACTTCCATCATCACTTGCGCTAAATTTAATATTAACATCTGATACCATAACACCGTTTTCATCAAGATAATACCAACTACCATTATCTTCTAACAGTCCTTTTCTCATAGCACCAGTATCATCTAAATAATACCATTTATCATGGTACTTATACCAAGTATTAGTTAAACATGCCCCTGCACCATCAAAATAATACCAATTATCTTTATATTCAAGCCACTGATTAGAAATCATACCACCATCACCAGACAAATAGTACCACTTTCCATCTTCATAAAACCACTGACTTGTGATTAATTTCCCCTCACCGTCCATAACATACCAACGGTTATTATCATTAACCCATGAGTTCACTACAATAATTCCATTTCTATAATATCTCCATGAGCCGTTTACCTTAAAGAAACCGTTTTTATATTCAGTAACGGTATTATCATATATAATATCTTTAATCTTAAATGCTTTTTTCCATGGTGTCGAATTTAAGTTACTCTGGATAACCCCGTAATTGATACCTTTTGCTTCGATTACATGGTTACGGTCAAGTACAATGCCGATATGACCTTGTTTCCACACTGCGTAACCCAGTTTATCATCTGTTAATTTAGACGGTGGGATTTTGCTGTTACCAGTCTGTTCAAACTGTCCAGAACCACGAATGATACCAGTATACCATGAAATTAGTCCAGAACAGTCAACAGCTTCTTCACCTACCCATTGTAAAGCCTTATTAATATAAGCTTGTGTGTAAATATTTGGATATTGCCTAGCCCATGAATAAATCTTAGTCTTAGTAAGAATCTCACCTTTAGCACCATAAACATAATGAACGCCTATTTTACTTTTGGCAAATTCCACTAAACCTTTTGCTGTTTTATTAGCCATTATTCTACTTTCCTTTCATATAATTTTAGAAAGCTATATGCTTCTACTTACGATAATAGCACATAGCTTTCTAAAAGTCAATAGATACACTTATATTTTTACTGATTTTTTATCCACACAAGTCTTACTTTACAGTTACAAGTCTTATCGTCACCTTGGGATTTAAGATAAATCAAAGCATTGTAAGTACCATCTGGTGTAATATCCAAAGAGCAATGACCTACAAATGGGTTAGTATCATCAATAACCAAAGTAGCAGATATTGGAGTATAACCACTTTGCATTGCTAAATCGTAACTATACCATTGTTCCTCGCCACTTGCGATTGTCAATTCATAAGCAACATCTGTATATTTAATAATAGAATTTACAGTATTTGCAACTTGATTTTCGTCAAAAGTCATTTTCCAAGCGTTCAAACTTTCAACGTCATGTTGGCATCTTTCAAAAGAATCCGCTAATGTTTTAAACTGGTTATAATTTACTGCGTCATTTTTCTGTTGTCCTGCCCTAATACCTCTTAAAATTACATCTTGGTTTGTATCACCAGTATGAACACCAGTAATAACCTTTACATATTCTGGAATTTCTGTATCAGTATTAATAGAAGCTTGTGAAGTTTCTCTGATAAAATACGTGTTATTTGCACTATCATTAATTCCACCATAAATCTCTACAGCAGAAGTATTGATTAATTTATACTGTTTCATATCTAAATCTTTAGTAGGAATAAAATCAGTGGGTAAATGAGTTTCAAAATATTTTTTATTAACAGCGTCAGTATCTTGAACAGGGGTATCTACACCTCTAACAATAACTGGATTGCCGTTTTTATCTGTTAAATCCAATATACCACTTGCTTCATCACCGTTTACAGTAAGATTAATACACATATTGGCGTTATCAGCTTTTTGAATAGTGACTTGATTTTCTGTAACAGAATTTACAATATCATCAACATATTTCTTATTAACAGCCATATTATCACCAGTAGGTTCAGCAATACCATCAATTTGAACTGGTGCAAGTGTTCCATCTTGAACACCTTTAGGATAAGTACCAACCAGTAAATGATATTCCTCACCAGTCATAGCAGAAGTTATAAAAGGAACTAATCTACCGTCTGTTAATGATACTGGGTCAGCAAAATAAAATCTGTCCCCACTATCCATTACCATGGAATTTTTAAACACATAAGCCAAATCATTTTGACCTAAAACAAATTCTTCTTGACCACTGTCCAAAACTGGACTATGCTCAATCCCATATTCTTTTATATTATCAGCATATTTCTTATTTACAGTATCATTATCGTTTGTTGGTGTATCAATTCCCCTAAGTTTAATATCTTTCTTTGTCTTAGGATTAGATAATTCAACAGTAGTTCCGTTATCAATTTCACTTGTAATTTCGTGAGGAATGATACCAACATATCCAGTTTCACCTAATGTCAATTCACTTGCGTTTTCAACTTGATAACCAGACATATTTATAGCACCTTGCATAGTACCACCAGATAAAGGCAAGTAATCACCAGTAGCAGTCGTTCCACCACCCGTTGTAACAGAAGTAACAGAACTAATTTTTTTGCCATATGGAATTTTCTTTATCCCAACGGTATTCTTGCATATTATGGTCTATTTCATAAAACACACTGCCATTAGGGATTGTATCATCAGTAGGTTTAATGTTTGTGGAAATACCATAAAATTCAGTATAGGAAAGTCCGTTAGCACCACCAACTTTGTTTACTGTTCTCATTTATGAACCTCTTTCTAATTTATGATAACAAAAAGAGAGAAACTATTATTAATTCCTCTCCATTGTAATATATTTATTTAATTATCAATCCTTAACAGGTCTTTGGGTCTGAGGTCTTACACGTTCATCTGTTTTACCGGTTGCAGGGCCAGTTGTTACATAGGTTGTATCCTGTGCGCCCTTTGGTCTTTTAGTCTGTGCTAAATCATTTGCCATCTGTTCCTTGGTTCTATAATCTGCATGCTTTCCAGTTGCTACTGCCATAATAATTACCTCCTTTAAGGTTAATATACAGAAATACATAATTTTTAAAATAGTTTTAGAACAATTTTTATAGCACTTTATTTTTCATTTAAAACAGTAAGTCTGTAAACTTTCTATATGAATTGTTCTTTATTTATAATACTACTTGTCACCTTATTTGTCAAGCGAATTTTAATCACTTTATGATAATTTTATCCATTTACTTGTAGTTGGAATTTCATCTTCAACACTTGTCAACATAATTCCATTATCATCATTCTCAAATGAATTAGTAACAGCCGTTTCCTCACCAATTTCCTCTTTATCCTTAGAATTGGACACATGAGTTACTACAGCCTTGTATAACTCACCGTACTCGTTAGTAACCCTATCTCCCTCTTTATATTCAACGCCCTCAGTCCATACTGGATAGAGTTCTGGAACTTCTACGGCTTGTTCGTCTGTGAAATTCTGTGCTGATAATTTAGCTGTTTTATAAAGGGTCTTATTAATTTGTTGTAAAGTCGCAACTTGCTGTTCTTGTGTTGGAACGTAAGCAATTTCATTATCTTCTAAGTCATAAAACTTGCCGTTTTTATATTTGCAACCTATAAAACAAGGGTATTGTAAACAGTCTACTGCGATAGCTTCATTGCCGTAAGTACCTCTTGCAATCTGATTAGCAAGTTCATAATTGTCGCATACAATAATATTCTGTACAGTTTTCTCATGTACAATAGCAAAAACTTGATGTACAATCATATCATTTCTATCCTTTCATTCTATATTAATAAGCGAAAATACTATTCACTGTTAAAGTGCCAGTTTGTTGGGCTTGTGGATTAGTGGTATAAAAAGTTGTACCAGTTAATACTTGATTTACATTGGCGTTACCAGTTAATTCAAGGGTTCCAGTTTGTTCATCATCAGAACCTAAACCAAGAAAGATATAACCTTTCATAACTTCTGATTTGGTTGCAGTCAATTCAGAAGTATCAACGCCACCAGATATAAAATTATTAATTATAGCCATATGATACTCCTTTCTTTATTTGAAACGGATAAGGATAATTCCAGAACCACCAGTACCACCGTCCCTACCACTATAAGCATAGCCACCACCGCCACCACCTGCTCCACCACCAGTATTAGCAGAACCATTGCCGCCCGCACTAGCGAGAATGTAATCTGGTTCACTAGAAGAACCTCCACTTCTATAGGTACCATTACCACCATGACCGCCACCTATAGAACCACCAGAGCCACCCCAGTTACCCGGTGTTAAAGCACCTAATCCTTGTCCACCAGAACCACCACCGCCAGAATAAACAGTACCAGAACTTTCACCAAATGGGCGAGTTGTTGTTCCTTGACCTAATCCTTGACTATTTGTGACACCAGGACTATTACCACCATTGCCACCATTACTACCGCCATTATTTCCATAAGTATATCCATACGCTGAACCACCTACTCCACCGCCACTACCGCCACAACTAGCACGATAATATGGTGAAGTAGTTTCACCGTCACCGCCATATCCACCAGAAGCAGTACATAATGTAGTTCCGCTTCTTGTTACAGAAGTAGTGCCACCAGTACCCCCATTAGCGCCGCCACCGCCACCAATAGAGCATACTAAAGTTTGTCCAGAAGATACACTAACATTAGAAGCAGTTTTAGTGTAGCCACCACCGCCACCACCGCCACCATAAGTTGAATTTCTATCTCGACTTTCTCCATGCCCACCACCGCCACCACCACCAACACAAAATATATCAACTTGACTATATCCACTTGGTACAGTTACATTTGTACTACTTGTAATCGTCTGTGTATATGTACTACCACTTACAATATTACCTTGTATTGGTGTTCCTATCAATTCCCCATTACTTGTCACACAATAACTATACACACTTATGTAATACCTAGTTCCAAGATTAGGAAACCCCAAAGTAACACTACTTCTACCACCACTTGTAGTATTATTTCCAGTACCTTTATAAATCTGAGTACCACCAGTCCCAGGATTTCCACTTGTGCTATATTTAACATATACACCACTATAAGGTCTACCAGTAGTTTGTATAGGGTTAGACCAAGTAACAGTAATATTTCTACCACTAGAAACAGCTAAGTTTAAATTACTTACATTACCAACTTCCATTGTGCCAGTAACCTTAATTTTAGCGTCTGTATTATAAAACGTAGCACCTTTGATAACATGACTTTCTATAGCGTTTCCAGTCAGTTCCAATGTGCCAGTTTGTATATCGTCACTATCTTTTCCTACGAATGTATATCCTTTTAATACATTATTTGGTTCAGCAGTTGCAATATCAGAACTACCACCACCAGTAGGAAATCTATTCATAATTGACATAAAATCACCTCTTTTTGTTAATAAAACTTATCCAATAATCAGCACTTGGATGGGTAAATCTTCCGTTGGCTTATTCTTATAAGCTGTAAGAGTAATCTGATTTTCTGCTTGTGCTGTACACTGAATGATACATTTCATGGATAGTTTAATTTGGTCTAAGGTTGCATTTGAAGCTAAACCAACCTCAATATTATTCTCAGCCGTAACACCATTTACTGTTAAAGTTAATGTATATGGTGCATTATCACCTTGCCAATCTGCACTAGGAGCATTTACTTGCACACTTACAGATTTAAAAGCACCATTTTCTACATTTTTTATTTTAGTCTGAGGATATAATTGGTCATATCCAGTATCAGTTTTTACATTCATTTCTATGTTATAACTTGCCATATTTTCACCAACTTTCTTTATTAAACTTCGATAGATAAAATTTTCCACCATTGACCACCAACTTCTAATTGTTCGTCAGTTGGTTCTGTTTCAGATACAATAACTCTTGCTTTTGGAAACTTCATAAATACCTGCCATGTGCTAGGTGTGGTATCTGGTTGAACATTTGTATTCGCTTTTAAAGCAATATACATTACATTTTCATAAGTAACAACGTCATTAATAGCATAATTTACTGTTTTATCCCAAACATCTTTTAACTGAACGTCAATACTTGTCGCACCAACCTCACCTTTTAAGCCAATCAACACCCAGTATTCCATATCAGTAGGCAGATTTCCAGTTGATTGTTTTAAACACATATAAACTTGTTTGTCATAAACAACAAAGTTATACATTTCATATTGTATATCAGCTTGATATTCTTTCTTATTTATGTAATTATTAAGCATTGTCTGGAATAATTGTTCATCTTCTGCAAGTTTAACCTCTACTGCATTGTAATATAAATTCTGTAAATATTCAAGAGCCGTATGAATCATATTGAAACATATTGGCATAACCGTTTCAGAATCAATGTCATCATTGTTCATAATTAACGCTAATGCTTGACTAAAATAACCCTTTCTAAAATATTGAGAAAACTGTTGCATTAAGTTTCTATTACTTAATGATAAGTCTTGCCAACGTCTGACTTCAAAACTTGCCATATTTTTTTCCTTTCTTAGTTCACAATTCTAAACCATAAATCACCAGTTTCTTGTTGACTTGGCGTTCCCCCTTGTACTGGAATTTCTCTAGGTCTAACAGAACCAATATTAACCCAGTATTGCGAACCCTCAAAAGGTGCTTGGTTATTATTAGCTTCAATACAAGCCCACACATAGTTACCGTATGTTACTACGTTCTGTGTGGTGTAATGTACTGTACTATCCCATTCTCCTAAGAAAGACAATCCCTCACCAGAATCACCTTTTTCACCACGAATAGAAAGCACTCGCCAATAAGTTGTATTTGTGGGATCTGTTCCCAAAGGTGGATTAGTAACAGCAATATACACATAATTTACACCGTTATAGGTGTATGTTACAAAGTTATTCTTAGAATAGGTTATAGTAGGGTTATATATTCCCTTATAGCCAAATAAATTGATGATATTCTGCCATTCAATTTGCTTGCCCTCTACATAAGGTTGCACATCAGTTTTATAAAAATTTTCCAACGCTTCACAAGTATTGATAATCGTATTTAATTTTTGAGCATTGATAATCTTTTGATTACCGTTTGGAATTTGTGCAAATATATTTTGTGCGGTTTCATAATCATTAGACTGAATAGCTGTCTGATATTGCTGAATTAATTGTGCGTCAGAAGCCGTAATATCCAAAAAAGTTGTAAATGTTTGTACTTGATTAGGAAAAGTCGTACTCGGAAATTGAGGGTAACGTTCACTCATAAATCACACTTCCTTTCTATGTAATCTAAATATTATTATATATTATTCTTTATTTTATTACAACAAAAAAGAGTGAATCTATTAAGAAACACTCTTTCTTGCTACCAAAAACGTATTACAGGAGGTTTAATGAAAATAAGAAAAATATGCTTAGTTCTTTTTTCCAAGCATTACGTCACCATTCACCTTTTATCTCTCGCACATAAAAGGGTTCAGCTTTTTGTGACTAACTACCTATCTAATCATAGGTTAGTTTGAATTGTCACCATCACAGGCTTTTGTGAACTACCCATTGTCTAAAGCCAATGGGATTGCGGTAGCCTTATTTCAACTTTAGCTGAATTAATTTCATTATCACTATGGCAAGTAAATGATAATGAAAATCCAGTTAAGAAAAGGAACGTTGTGGATTTTCCGCACATGGATACGAACAACAATGTATACAATTTATAAGGAGAACATATGTCTTTTATTTCCTTTCCTTAACTTGATTATATCTTACCACACTTTACACCATATGTCAACAATTATTTTTGAAATATTTCTATTTATTTAGAAACTTTCGTATTCTGGATAATAGCTTATCATACTAATATTCATTGAACCACTTTCCTGCATATCGGCACTAAAACTCTTAACAAGATATTGTTTCGGTATAGTTGAGTCTTTAGGTGTATATGACACAACGATATTAACATCCAACCACCATATAGGAACACATGTTAAACTCACACTGTCATTCATTCTGGTTCGTAAATATAATTCATATTTAGCACGTTGTCTTGCTAAATCATTAGTGTAAATATTGTCATATTCACCCCCAGATAAAGGAATTGCTATCTCGCCTATTGTACTTCCTACATAATAAGGGCTTTGTGGATTATCATCTTTAGCTTCACCATATATCTGTTGATAACCAAGGTATATAAACTTACCATTCTGGTATCTGGCAACGTAATACTGGTTGTTACGATCTAGTACCGCCACTGTTCCGTCCTCATTAACCAAAGGTAATGCGCTGTTATCATTCACTTTAATATAAGGACTTGCGACAGCTGTACTTGCCGTCCAACCTATAGTAAAACTTGTATCTACATTAAAACTTGTTGGATAATCCGCAATAGTAAGAGTATAAGTATTTCCACTCTGAGTTATATTACTTGGATAATATGTTGGGTCGATTGATTTTCCAAATACTCTTACTACATTTTTAACACTTTCAAAATCAGACGTAATACTTTCTGATGTTACAATACTATCCCATACATCATCATCCAATAAAGACGGTTCATTATGACCACTTGGAATTTTTTGATACCTAAATACTCCGTTCACATCAAAGAAAATTTCCATAGTTGCGTCTACATCTCTTAATTGAGAAAGTAATGAATAAACACTATCACCAACGTCTACTTGTATATCATAAGGTAAAGCATATGGCAATTCTTCAAGGACATATTTAGTTACTCCTACTAACTTTAACACACTAATCATAGCGTTTCTTACGTTACTACCTTGTGGAATCGTTGTTGGCATATCTGAAATATAACCATTTCTTGTACCATTCAGTCTTGCCATAAGGTCAAGTCCCTCAAATGATAATGAATTAGTAGAAGCGTCATAATTCCATGTAGGGGTATTGATAAGATAAATACCTAAATTTACCCATTCCCAGTCTTTTGCAAGTATATCATATTCACCTATATAAATCTGAACATATCTATCCAACCATATTCTTCCACCAGATTTTATCTCAAAATCAGCGGTATCTTTCAGTGCTAAAGTAATACTACATGAACGCCTTTGGTCATTGTTACTATCACAATTTATATTACCACTGATAACATAACCCTGTATTTCATTTACGGTCTGATACTCATAATTGAGCAGATTTATCTTTATTTGACGTTCTCTCATTCGTTGTTTTGCGATATTGTATAAATTCTGCGTTATATTTAATGGCATAATTTATCCTCCCTTACGTTCCAGTAGTAGAAACTCCACTTACTACTGGTTCTACTAATCCAAATTCCATAAGGTCTTTTTCGTTATTTGCGTCACCAACCTCAACGTAATCAAAAGAAATATCTATTTTTCCCATACCCCAGTTATTATCATATGTAATGTTTGGTTCTGAACTTGGATAAACCAAATGTATCGAGTTATTCCAATCCTTTATGATTTTTGCTTTATTATTTGTGATATAATTCAATATTTCTTCTGTTAATTTATTGATTTCGTATCTATCCATTATCCTATTCTTTTCATAATCCAAAGGTAGGACAGTAAAACTGATACTATTGCTGTAATAATTCGTCTTAGCATTAGCAACAATTACTGGATATTTACTACCATAAGGCTCAAATACACCTATCTTCTTAACACGTTTACCAGTACCATATGCTACCCCAGCGTAGAATTTATATATACTATCCTTTTCACAAATGAATACACCCTTGAATTGAGAAGTAATACTATTGGTAATATAATCGCCCTCAGCACCGTTCAATATAGGAACTAAAGCATATTCATAATCTGTATTATTAGCGGCTATATAATCATTAAAAGCAAAGTTTAAATCTTCAAATGCTTTTACTGTAACTGTCTTTAAAGTAACCCAGTTAAATGTACCTTTAATTCTACGTTTTACTTTAATAGCGGTCAAATATTGCAGTAAGAAATTTACATTACCGCCATTGATATTACCGTCAAAATTAGCAACAATAATATCAAGATAAGCCCATTCAGTATTTTTAATAGGTGAATAATCACTAGTTACATTACTAGTTAAATGAAAATGGTCAAAGATACCGTTCTGAACTTGAACTGTTGTTACATTATTTACACTGGTAGGTGCAATATCTAGGCTGTTACCGTCTTGTACGAAATTGTACCCTAAGAAAGAAAACATATTATCCTCTCACCTACTTTCTATTTATTGTTATTATTAATTTGTTGCAGTAGGAATTACGCTACCTAAATTTATCAAAGAAATATTATAAACATTTCCTATTCTTCTCACCCATAAAGTAAGATAATCTGTATTTTGTGGTAATGGAATATATTGAGAATGTCTATAATAAACATCTTCTGCAATACCACTGTCCACAGTCATATCTACATAGGCTTTAAGTTCTGTTTCATTTCTATAATATCCGTTCCTATAAGTAAACGTAATCTTTTGACCTTGTGAATTAGTAAAAAATGAGATTGGTGTGTCTACGTTCATATCTCTAAACCACCATTGAGCCGTAAAATCTCCGTTTAATTGGAAACCACTTGTCCACTTTACCCAGTAACCGTCTGGTCTTAAATCAATTTCTTTACCGTCTACATTAGTAATATATATTGGTTCTTCTGGATTGCTTGAACCCTCAATAATACTAACAATACTTTCACCAGTGATATAACCATTAGTGCAATCATTAGTCAAACCAAGAATACCAAACACAGTTGGACTGGAATATGTAACAGTAATTAATATTTCACCAGTTGTTACATAAGTTCCATAAATAGTATAACCCTTGATTTCAATGTAATAAGTTGCTTTATCATCTAATCCAGTCAATAAATAAGTTTGAGTTACTGGTGGTTTAATACTCTGACCACCATAAATCTCACCACTGTTATTAATTTCAACATGGTTAGAATTATATAAAATCACATTGTAATAGTTTAATAATTCACCCTCAATCTGATTATATGTAAACTCAAATAAAAAACTTGAAGAATTGATAATATTATTTGCAGGTAAATTGGTAAACTCTATTGTAGGTTGAGTATAGCACCAAAACTGTATAGGGTCACTTGGACTACTTGCTTCGCCTTGTGCGTCATAAGTAGTTACATAAGCGTTATAATATGTACCATTAGTTAATGTATTAGGTGGAACAGTATGCTCAAACTTAAATGAGTCCACAGACTGTTGGTATACAACTTGGTTTGTGGTATTGTTACGAATTGTTAATTGGTTCTTTACAACTTGATTACCACCAGTTGAATAGAATGTAAATATTGACTTTTGAGAAGCATCAAATGCATTTATTGAATATAATATCGGTTTAGTTACCATAAAATTTAATCACCTACTTTTTAAGATGTTCTTTGCCAAATATAACAACAAAGATATGGCTGTACAGTTGAAATAGTTTGTTTTGTCAATGTTACATCTCCGTGTGTATGTCCTTGTCCTCCACCTGCACCTAATGTAGTTGTAATAGTACCTTTGCTCCAATCATTAAACCAACCACCGTTATTATGAATTTGAAAACCATTATTAGCCGAAATTGAAGAAAACTCATTAGGTGCCGCAGAGCCATATTTTACTGCTATAATACTTGTATTGCTATCCATACCATGTTGATGGTCTGGAATTTCATTTATTGTTAATACATGATTTTGCGTTGTGTGTGCGTGAGTATAATCATTACTATACACACCGCCCAGTTTTCCTGCTTGATTAAAGCTATCTTGATTAGTGTCAACGCCTACTAAAGTTCTTCCTTGTCCTATTAACAACCAACTTCCACCAAAAAAAGTTGAAGGATTAGTAGCAACCAAAGAAAGATAAATTGAACCAACAGGGTAAACATCTAAAGCACTAATACCACCAGATTTGCTACTTCCACCACCGCTTATATACATATTACTTGCTTGATTTTGTGGGTATGTGACTTTTACAATATCATTTATCTTAAAGTTTGCGACAGAGTAACTAGGAACTCTGCTATATTCTTTATTATCTATAATAACATTATATGTACCATCAGAATTTAAACTTTTAATCAAACCAGTTTTAGTAATATCTCTAGGTGCTTTATTAACTTCCTGTTTTGCAATAATTCTCATAGCTTCAAGTATTTCTTTATTTATATCCCATGTTTTAGCATCAAGGCTACTATTCCCTCGCTTAACATCGGTTCCTTTATTGTTGTATAAATTTTGCATAATTCAATTCACTTCCTTTACCAAAACAAACAAAATCTTTATAGTAAAAGGAGAGAATTAATCTCTCCTTCCACCCATCTGTAATGCTCTGTTTTTTAAATTCTTTAATTCGTCAATAAATGATTGTGCGTTGGTAACATTTGGTAACACTAGACTATCAAAGGCGTAATTATAAACAGGGGTAGATTGACCACCTACCTTGCCTATAATGCTGTTTAGCCACTGTGTAGGTGAGAATTTACCAAGTTGCATAAGATTTTCAGTTAAATGATTAGGAATAATACCGTCACCCTCGTTAGACCTTGAACCAAGAACTCTTAATTCTCGACCTTTTTCACCAACCATAGATAAACCATAACCTTTTGTTGTACCGTTTGCATAAGCCCCCGGGCCATGTGAAGTATCATCTTCATACCAGTTATCACCACCAGACCCATGAGAATAACTAGGTTCTTTATCAGAATAATATTCATCTGGATCAAGTTCATCACCAAAATCTTCATCGTCATCATCATCGTAACTTTTATATCTTGTCTTAAGTGTACTCATTATTTCATTGTATCTATCTACATAATCTTGAAGATTGCCAAGACGTTTCTCCCAGTTTTCACCCTCTAAACTAATACCTAATACTTGTTCAGCAAGAAGTTTGTTCTGTTCAGTTGTATAATTATCTGTTACATTTCCCCATTCATCTTTATACTTTTGCCAATACTTTATCTGTTCTTCAACTGAATTAATCGTAGCGTCACGAATATCTTCAAGGCGTTTTATCTCTTTCTTGGTGTCTTGCTCTTTCTTATATTGTGTAAGAGCAGTTTTAGCTTCATCTACAGCTGATTGGTCTGTTTCATAAACAAAACCTTCTCCTTCTCTATATATTCTTACTTTCTTTTGTTGTGCTTTTGCTAAAGCATCTAACTTTTCTTGTAGTTCAATTTCATCATTTGTTGCATCGTTCTTCTCGTTTATCTTGTCAATCTCAGCGTCATACTGGTCTTGAATAGCTTGTTTACGCTCATTAAGTTTATCAATCTCTTTCTGTGCTAATGAAGCAACATAATTAAACGCTGTTTCCAGATTAGATTGTTGTTCTTCATACCATTCTTTTTCTTCTTCCCATTCCTCTTTACGTGCTTTCTTACGTTTTTCGGCTTCTTGTTCAGCTTTTCTCGTAGATTCTTCTTCAAGTTTGTTTCTTCCAGAATAAATCTCTTCCTCAATTTTCCAACGCTGTTCACCATATTTTTCTTCATTACCATAGAACTCTTTCATTAATTCTTCAAGTTCGTCATAGTATTCTCTCTCAGAAATCATATCCATGGCAAGTTGGTGTTTTAAAAGAGTATACCTTTCGTTATAAGCCTCATCATGGGCTTTTGTCATACCGTCTAATGCTTTCTCATGGTACTTGTTATATTCTTCCTCGTAACCCTCTTTATCTTTGTAGTATTTATTTGTGAGTTGTTCAAGCTGTTCATAATACCATTTATCAGTAGAAGCATTATCTTTCATGGTAGCTTTACGTTTATCTAAATCAGCAAGTTCTTTTTCAAATGCTTCTTTGTATGCCTTTGCGTCTGCTTTCGCTTGCTTTTCTGCATCTGAGGTTGAAGACTTCTTGGAACCACCACCACTTTTACCACTTTTACCGCCAGAAGTAGAAGGTTTAAATTGTAACCCTTTTCTCAATTCTTCTAAAAGTTTTTGATTTTGTTGATTGCGATAAGCTTGAACTTGTGCGTCAAATCCTTCTGAATAAGATTGTACACCTACACCGCTACCGCCTGTTCTTGCTTTTGGTGCGGCACCAGATATAGCATCCAAACTAGAAGCAAATTGTAAAATTCCTTGCGCTCCTTGTACAAATTGATTACCTGTTGTTATAGCTGTATTACCAATCGTTGTTAAATAAGGATTTGCTTGTGAACTTGCTGTCCCCACTTGTTGGATAGAAGTTCCTAAATTATCAGAACCTTGTTTCCCTGCTTCTGCGTTCGTGCCAACTTTTTGCTCGCTTTCACTAAAAGTATCTAATCCTTGTGAACTAGAAATAGCAGAAATTCTACTTTCAGTAAAACTTTGTGCCATTGACATTAAAGAAGCATCATTAACAACTAACTGACCATTTACCATTTGTAAAGATTCAAGATATGCTGGGTTTAAAGATAATAAATCTGCCATAGTATCTATGGTAACACTACCTGTTTTATTATATTCATCTGCTACTTCATGTAAAGTATCATAAGCATCTTGAACACCTTTTAATTCTGATGTAAGACTTTTAATAGCTTTTTCAAATTCTTCTGTTTGGGAAGCGGCTTCACCTGCATCTCCACCATATTGATTTACACCATCGGCGGCTTCTTTTGCTTTATCACCATTATCTTGTAATTCAATTCCTAATGCTTTCGCAAAATCTGGAAATTGCGTAGCAACAACTTCATCTAATGCTTCTTTAAATAACGGAATCTGCGAATTATTTTTAAGCAACGCATTGTATACACTTTCAAAAGAACTAAGACTATCATATTGAGTATTTATAAAAGATTGCGTCTTTTTATCAACATCAACCGTTGCATCAGCGGCTTCTCTTGTAAGTGTAGCAGTTTTATTATATTTATCCTCTAATTCAACAAGAGTATTACTTAAGAACGCTAAAGTTTGCTGATGTAATTTTGTTTGATTATCTTCTTGTTGCATTGCGGTAATAGTAGTGTTTAAATCCGCTATTAATTCTTTATAACCACCTGCCGCTTCATAAACGCTTTCACCCAAACTCTTTGTATATTTATTATAAAACGCCTTAAAAGATTCACTGGATTCAGTATCAGAGGTAAATTTCAAAGGAATATAAAACGAAGTTCTATTTAACATATCCTGTGTTGCTTTTTGCGCTTTCTGAATTTCAGCTTGATTTCTGTTCAAAAAATCTTGTGATTTTTCAGCATTTTCTTTACTAAGTAAATCTAAACCTTCTGCTCTTGTTCCGTTCAAATTTGATAGTGCTTCTTCTTCAACACCATAAGCCTTAGCAAGTTTGGAAATTGTAGATTTCAATTTCTGCTTATCTTCATCTTCGTTGCTTGCGGCATCTTTAGCATTAATATATTCAAGTCTTAAATTATAAAGATTTTTTCTTTCATCTTCAAAACTACTACCTGCTTGTTCTGCGGCTCTTCTTGCGTTTTCTTGTTGAGTATTATAATAACCATAAGCGGCTACAAGTCCAGTAACAACAAGTGATACTGCACCTAAACTTGCAGTTAATAAACTACCTGCACCTGCCATAGCCGTAAATCCTTGTGCTAAAGAACCTGTAGCGGCATAAGCATAATCAAATTTAGCAATCATGTCTAAAACATTTGTAGATATTTTTGCTATCATTTCTGGTACTTTATGTCCATTAAGAGTAATAAAAGCACCTGTAATAGCAGTAAGTACAGTGGGCATACCGCCTAAATCATTAATAAGTTTTAATACTTGTGTACCAAATTCTACAAGGCGTTTTACACTATCTGAAGAAATACCCTCAGTCCAAAACTTTTCTAATTCAGATGTGAACTGAGATACTTTACCTTGAATAGAATCAAGATAACGTGCGTTTTCTTTAAGTGCTGAACCTTGGGAGTCTAAAGCTATTTTATAAGCTTCTGTAGCCGAATTAAGGTTTAGCATAACCGAGTTAAATACAGAAAATTGGTTCTTACCTGCCAACGCCAAACCCAGTGATTGCTTTTCAGCTTGTGACATATCATCCCAACTGGATTTTAAATCTTGAAAAACTTGATATGTACTTTTCATTTCTCCTGTAGATTTATCAAATAAATCTATGGATTTTGTCACACCTTGTACTTTAAAACTTAATTCACCTGCTTCATTAGCGGCTTTTGCTATATTGTTTCCTATTGTAGTTAATCCCCTTGCAACCTGTGCGCTTCTTCCTGTAAGTATTTCTGTACCTGAGGTGATTAACGCTATAGATTGCTCAAAATCGTTGCCTAATACGGAAAGACCTGCACCTGCTACAGTAAGACCTTTTGCTAAATCATTAGTTCCAACAGCCATGTTATTAGCAACCTCATTAGTGACATCTATGATATGTTGAGCATCTTCCGCTGTCATATTAAATGCTTTCATCTGAGAGTTCACAAAACTTGCACTATCTCCTGCTGAAATTGCAGTATCCGCAATATTCTGGAACATAGTTGCTACTTTTCCTAATTGTAAACTTTCTTGGTCTGAATAACCCATTTTCTTGAACTGAGTTCCTGCTTCTATAAATTCAGTAGCACTTTTTCCTACTTCAAGACCCATTTCTCTTGCTGTGCTTACAAAACTTTTCATTCCCTCGTCTGTTAAATCAGACACTTTCTTATATTCAGTAACAGCCGCATCTAATTCCCTAACAGCATCTACACCTTCCATTAACGATTGTCTTAACTCATTAATAACAAGTGTTACGCCACCAAACTTAGATACTTTAGTAAATATATCACCAATACTTTGAGAAGTTTTTTCTGCGCTCGTACTGGTATCATCAAATCCCACTTTTAATCCTTTAAGCCCACTTAACGCATCACTAAGTTTGCTTGTATCAACATCAATGCCAACTTTCATAGTTGCGTATTTTTGACTTATCTTATCTAATTGTGCTTGAATATTTTTTGCATCTAATACTGCATTTACAAGTATTTGAAAATTACTACTATTCAATGCCATTGTTTATGTACCTACCTTTCTTAGCATTTATATTTGGCTTCTTACCAAATCCTTTATTTATTTCAGTAGGTTTAATCTGTGACCATGCTATTCCAATAGCATCTCCAATATCATCATCGTTTTTCACACTTTTAGGTTTATCTGAATTATAAAATAATTCCAACCCAAAAATATGATTGACTTTTTCTACGGTTTTCCATTTCATTACTGGACGTTTAGTTCCATCTCTAGTACCATCATAAACACCCAAATCACTACGCCATTTACTAGGCATAAGAAATTCTATTTTTACATTATGTACAGCACAAACACCTAATACAATTCCTTGTAACACTGATAATTGTTTTACTGTTTGTACATTATTACCACATTCACCACTTAAAATTGTATCTTCACAATAAATAAAAAATGGGGAATAAGTGTCCAATAGCGTGGATAACTCATTCCCCATATATATACAACGTTCTCTCCAAGCTATCTCTTGCTTCTGTTTCCAAACGCCAAATTTTATCAATTTACCATTTTTAAAAACTGAATATCCAGAACTTTTCGTTGACATATCCAGTCCAATTACAACATTTTCCATATAATCCCCTTTTCCAAATTTTACCAGAAAGAGGATATATTTTTACCTCTTCCTACACTTCTACATTGTATTCCTTGTTTCTGCATACCTTCAATAAACCATTTCTTTAATTCACCTTTGTTTAACTGTTCAATCAACGGTGTCCAAGCATCTCTTGGTTTATTCCACCAACCATATCCAAATAAATCACCACCAAGACCTTGATATATAATTCCAGTTAATTCATCTCTTACATCACCATAAGTAGTATATAAACTACCATGTTGGAACATTTCTGGATTATAAGACATAAAAGTAGAGTCTTGGGATAAAATCCCAGACCCACCTTGTCTTGTTTTTTGTGATTTTGTTTGCCAACTTTCCAGAAATTCATATGTTCTTTCATATTCTTCTGGTATATGTGCATATACAATCTGATTGATTAAATGTTTATAATTCACCAATATTTGTTGCATTACATATTCAACAGCTTTAGAAACTGGTTCATTGTACAAAGAATAAAACTCAGCCGCATTTTTAGCATAAGCCATTTTACCTTATCACTTCTTTCCAAACGCTTCTACTAACTTTTTACTGTCTGCTAACATGTCCTCAATCTGTTTATTGTTAGGCATTTTCTTAGCGTATTTATCTAAAGTCTTATTCAACTGTTCTAAAAATTTATTTACATTAGTTCTAATTGACAATTCATCTTCTACATAATCATCAATTTCATTTACATTATAAATTCTAAAATTAATGTTATCTATAATTCCAGATTTGATAAGCATATCATAATCTTTAGCAATTTCCTCTGGAATATCAGTTATTAACTTAACAAGCATTGTATTTTTAATAACATTTCTTTCAACAGCATTTGAACACTTTAACATATTATTTCCAATAAGTTCAATCTGCTCTGGCGTTAAATACTGTTTTACCGTATATTTTTCACCTTTTTCGTCCTCAGTATAAGGAATTGTTACCACTTTTTCTTTTAATTCAACCATTTCGTTCCGTCCTTTCGTTTTATTCCATAATCTATGTACAAGGGTGTAACAAAACGTGACACCCTTTCAAAAAATTACCCTACCAGTTTATCATGTAGACCATTTAATTCAGTGTTACCCTATTTCTACTTATCTGTAACCACTTTCTTTGCAACCTGGTCTACCCATGTAGAAGCCATTCCAGACACAATACCAATAGCAACAGCCGTCATAATATCATCAGCAGGAAAATCAACCATATATTTATAACCTAAAACACCTGCAATTCCACCAATCAATCCAACAATCGGCAAAATCTTATTGTTGTCTAATTTAGTATAATTTTTAACAAACTGTCCTGCAAGATAAGCAATAACTACAATTACAGGTACACTTACAATTCCGAAATCTGGCATAATATCAGTCCTTTCTATTTGAATCCATATTTAGTTGCTAATATATATCCTACAAAAGATATTGCAATAATTATTGTAGGGAAATTTTTCTTTATGTATTCCATAATATTAAAATTGGATTCATCTTTAATTCTATTAAAATCCGTCTTAATATCACTTACTTGAAGTTTAACATCTGAAACATCGCTTTGTAAAGAAATCATTGTGATTTTAATATCTTGGATAGTTTCATTCAATGCTCTGTTAGTTTTTACAACTTCCTCAGATAAATTCTGAATAAATTTATGACTTTCTTGAAGCCTAGTAATATCTTGTGTATGTTCGTCTACTTTTAACTTAACCTCTCTTAAGTCCTCTTTAATTTCATGTGCTGTCATATCTTCCACTATTTTTCACCTACTTTATCATAACTTTGCCACTTCTTTCTTTTATTAACCATCTATTCATTTCATTCCAATTAGTCACCACAAAGGTTAGCAAATACAATACCAGTAATTGCTCTCAAATCAGCTTTGTTCAAAGTTCCAATATAGTTCTTAAATCTTGACTTATCCACAGCACGAATTTGTTCAGCACAAGCAACACTATCATCTACAAGAAATTTATTTTTTTCTTTAGATAATGTATAATGTGTAAGTAAATCTTCTCTTTTAACCTTAGAAGTTAAAGGTATTATGATTATGGTAGGGCTATAAAAATTTCCAGTATCATTCTGTAAAATTAATACTGGTCTTACTCCGCCTTGTTCTGAACCTTGGGTATTCCTTAAATCAGTGTAATAAACTTCTCCCCTTTTGAATGTTCTTGCGTTATTGTTTATTGTTGTAAACATATTCAGTTCTCCTTATGTACTATATTTTTATATAACTTTCATATAATATATATAGCACTTTTTATTTACAAAGTCAATACTTTTATTTACCATAACCCTTATTTTTATTAATACCATACCCATTTTTTGTCTTATATAAAGTAACATATTTAGGTACAAAATTAAAAGGATTTTTCAATGTAATCACCATATTGTTCTCAACTTCAATATACAATTCGCCTTTCTTTTCAAAACGAACCCTTGAAGCCTTTTCTGGAACAATATATTCACTTTTTAATCTACAAGTATCTTGACTTGGTAATGGCTTCCAACAATCTGATACATTACACCAACGAACAAAAGGACAAATATTACCGTTCTGCCTTTTACATAAAATTCTATCTCTATTATCTACTTTACCAATATATGAATCTGGACACAAAATAACCACTTCCTTTACAACAAAATTTAAAATATGTAAAATGCGTAGAGCATATCACCCTACGCATATAGGTACAAACCAGTAACAGAGATTAACCGACAGTTACGTTAGCATAGCCTTCAACTGCTTGATTCTTAGTGAGAACAGCGTGGATAGTAGTTTTACCAGTTGCTACACCCTCTACCTCACCAGTTGCATCATCTACTTTAGCTGTACCAACAGCACCACTTGTAAAAGTAACAGCAGTTGGGTCTACTAACTTAGGCAGAGCATTTCTGATAAGAGCATAAACCTTAATGGTTTCTTTCTCACTCACTTGTAAATCAATATCAGCCGGAGTTAAAGCTAATGCATAAGCATCATTCTCCCACTGAGCAGTGGACAGAATTTCCTTAATAGTACCATAAATAGCTTCGTCACTACAGCTAGAGGTTTCAGCAGAAGCCAGAGCAGAGCCATTAAGAGGTGTGCTAGCCGCACCAGTCATACTCATAGAAATCTCCTGTGAACCGTTTAACATTAAACGTGGAATGTCAATCTGAACCTCACCAACCTTAGTTGTAGAAGCTTCATTTGGATTAGTACTACTACCTGCAAACAGAGTACCAGTCATTACAACATGAACAGTAGCAGGAATAAAGTTAGCACCTACTGTAAGCACTCTCATGGAATCATTGTTTACTATATACTTAACGCAATAAACATCACCAGACATAGCACCTGCGACAGTGATAATCTTGTTGTTGAAAGTACCCTTAGTCCATGTAGAATCATTAAGTTTCTTATACCAACCAATAGTACCAAAATTACCAAATGCTACAGGAGTACCTGCTACAGTAATCTGTCCTGCATCTGTTACAGTAACTTCCTCAACAGTTAAAGCACTGCCACCAATCGCAATATCAGAACCAATGTTCTTTGCGATAAATTCAAGACGGAACATTACATCAGTAAGGGTTACGTCCATTGTGGAAGAATGTGCATATTTGCCATACAGTTTTGCACCTTGTCCACCACGAATATCTTCGAGAGATACATCAAAACTAAAAGTAGAATCTGTCAAAGTTTTTGCAGTAGCAAACAGTTCATCGCCTACAAAAAGGTCAACATTTGCTACACCGGCTAAAAAAGCATCCATTATATTACTCCTTTCATATTTCAAACATTTTTAAATCCTTGTCCAATATTCTTTTTATTTACAAAAGCATCTGCATATTTACCTTTCTTGTTTTTATATGCAAAATGCTCTATAGGTTTTTTAAACTTTCCACCATTTGCTTCAAAATTCTTATTCACAACGTAATCAATCTGTTCAACAACAGCATTAAACAAAGATGTAAAACTATAAAAAGTCATTTCAAGCAAATCCTTCTTTAACATGCCGTTATGTGCTGAAACAATAGATATTTTTCTTTCTAATGTTATGGGTTCTTTATTCTTATTCACCAAACTATAATATTCATCAACAGCTTTCTTATAATCTGGGTTTAAATCTCTTTCATCTTCATAATCATAGATATTCTGATATTGTATAATTTGAATTATGTTATCAAAATCCTTATAATCTATAATCACATCATTTATTTCAAGAATAAATTTACCTTTTTCATTAATTTTGATTTTAAACTGTTCTTCAATCTTATCAAGTCCAAAACATAATTCTATGATTCTGACAAATTGCCAATATCTCATAGAATGTTTTTCAACTTTTCCAAACAAATCTTGTCCTAAAACCATTTGCAAAAGAAATTGTAAATAAGAACTCTGAATAATTTCTATATCTTCAAATGTGTTTTTATCTATTGTAAGTACATTATAACAGTTTACAAAGTCATTAGCTTCTTTTAACTTAACTGGATATAACAATATTACTTGTTTATGTCTAGTAACATAAGGGATAGGTTTATCCATTTCAATATAATTCTGATAAGGTGTTATATCAAACTTCATTAAACACACCCCTCACTTATACTACCAATCTGAACAGCCATAAATATACTTGCACCATTGTAGTTTCTTGTATTATTCAAAGCCGCCCTAGACCTACAATATTGTGATAGTTCTGCGTTAAACTGAAATTGTCCAACACCGTCCATAGCATAAGAACCATTAAGTGTTTTCATAATCTCAGTTTCCATAACATCAGCCCTATTACAAGGAATACCATTATAGTCCACAATAGCAATTTTATCACCAAATAAAACATCAAATTCATATACAACAGTACATAAATAAGGGTTTATTGGATAACTGTCATACTTAAAACATTTCAATATGGTTGTTGCATCATATTGCATATTTTCAACCAAAGGATTTAAAAATATCCTATATTTTTGTTGTTGGTCTTGATTTTTATAAATCATTCCCATTTTTTCTTCAAACGTAAGATTAGGTTTGCTTAAACAATCATAAGTACCATACTTAAGAAGTTTAAATATATTTTCATTATTTTGAGCCAATGTCATTATAATTTTATAAGGAACATATGGCAAATTTGCAAAATTATTAAACATTTACGCACACTCCTTTTTAAAACGCAGACACTAGCTTAATTTCTTTTTGTAATGTTAAATCATCAGATTCTATTGTTAAAATCAATACATCAGACGTAGGTTTTATGCAAGTTAAAGCATATGTATTATCTGATTTAGACAAAGTATAATATCCTTGTTTAACACCAGTTGCAGTTACAGTAATATCAACATTCTGTTTAACACCATTAATCATCAACATTGGTTCAAAAATTTGAACATTACCTTGACGTACTTGTGTGAAAACAGGGGATATAACAATCTCTTTTTTCTCAGCCACAGTTTCTACCACTGTACATATTGCTTCATCTTGTACTGTGTTGTACTTACCAGTACCAACATGAAATTCAATCTTAAAACCTACTTCAACATCATCTGAAATCCGATAATTGCCATTTTCATCTATCATCGCACTTTCAGACGGTACAGCCCACCATTGTAAAGGAATGGACAGTTGCTCATTATCTCTCATTACAATAGCTTGTAACTTACCACTACTACCTTGTATCGCTTCAAAATCACCATTCTGTATCATAATCGAAAAAGTATGCTCATAACGATTAGCCACATTATTTTCAATATCATCAGACGGTTGAATTTCATCAAGATATAAGTCTGTATAAAGAATAGTGGTATCTTGGTCTATATAACTATTCTGCATATAATTGTTATACCCAGTAATCTTAAAAGGTCTACCGTTAAAAATAAACCTTTTATTTTGTTTCCATTTGATTGTTTCCTTGTTTCCTTGTACAATCATTACAACATGATTATCTGGGGTAACAATATCTTCCATGTATTTAGGTGAAGGTAATGTAGGTGTATAGTCCAAAATACAAGGTATTGATATAATATCACCAGTATTTTCGTCTACATATTTTGCAAGATTATTACAACGTCTGACAACAACGGCTTCGGAAACGCTGTTATAATTGTCTGTAAATGTTGTAATCCAGAAATTATCGTCAAATTGATATAATAATCCTCTAGTATTTCTATCAGAAGAACCGTTCTCTTGAATAATATCCTTGAAAATTAACTTTCTGAAATCATCACCGTTTTTACGTCCTGTGCTTGTTTCCTCTATAACATGATTTATATAAACCGCTATAGGATTAAACTCAAAAGAACCTATTTCAGTTTCTTCGCCCACATCATATTTTACTGTAGTATTTTCCCATTGAGAATTAACCAATGCTTGCATATCATTTCTATACTTACTGTTAGGGGCCATAGCCAGACCCTCAAGATAAGCACCATAATAAGTTAATGCCATGACTATGCCCTCCTTTTATTTTACAAAATCTATTGCTTGAAAAATAGAAGCCTTTACCATATAATGTGTAGCTTCTGTTCCTAATCTGTTTAAACCTCTTATGATAATAATAACTTGTTCATTTATCTCGCTTTTCTTTACACCGTTTAACCATACTAATAAGGTTTCTAAGTATTTACAATAATCTTCTTTTGAAGTTTCATAAATACATAAAGCCTTATATAATTTGCCAACAATTAAACTCTTATTCATTAAAACACCAACTGCAAGTCTTTTATTTTGTCTATATTATCATTCTGATAATCCAGACTATCTTGCTTTATCTTTTCTCTCATTCTATCCAGATATTCAGATTTAGCATCTAAGTTGTTTGCTTCTGCATAATGTTTAAAATCTGTATTGGTAAGATGTAAATTAAATTGAGTAACGTCATTAATATTGGTTTCAAACCATGTATACACGAACCAATCTGCTAATATACTTTGCTCTTTCAAAGTTAATTCATTAGCAAATTCTCTAGTTTCTGTACTATAATCAAGAGGTTGTAAACATTCAACAAATTTAGGTATAGATTTTATTAACATTCCGTCAGTATATTTTTGAAAATCTTCTGTACTTTTTTCATAAAGTTTATCTAATTTATAGTCACGTATAATAATTAATGCTAAGTCTTTTATAGTATCAAAGGAAGTAGCCATATTGTTTCACCTCCTTTTATTTAATTACTCAGCTTCAATTCCTACGAAATTAATTCCAGTAAGTTCACCAAGTTTTACTAGAACATTTGCGTCTACATCAATACCTTGAACACGCTTATTCTTAATCATTTCGATAATAGTTTCCTTCTGACCTCTTGGAGCCATATTATAAAGGTCAATGATTTTGTTAGCATCATTCTTAAAAATATTTTCAATAACTTCTGGTGGTAACATTTTGTTATATTCAGAAGTTTTTCTTAATTTTCTAACAACTTCTTCGTCAACAATATAGAAATATCCCTCGTTAGCAAATCTCTGATTATGCTGTACAATATCTTTTAAATCACCAAAAGGAATATCTATAATCTGTCCAAAATCAGTAAAAGTATAAATATTTCCCTGTCCTTTACCTTGTGTTGCAAGATTTAATTCACCTTGACACATACTTACAACTGGTACTTCAACTTCGAGGTAGTTGTAAAACCTATCGTTACCAGACGGTACAGACTGGGTAACTCCTTGTGTCTTAACCTTTCCCTCTAAGTCATTAAGTCTGTTCATAAGTGCTTCAAATTGCTCTGTACTAAGTGTTACCGTATTAGCAGATTTTTCTTCTACATTTTCTGTTACAGTTTCCTCAACAATAGGTGTTGTAGCAGTCTTTTTTGCTGTTTTTGCAGTTGCCATATCGTTTCAATCCTTTCATTCATTTTATTCTTTATAAAAAGAAATGCCAAGAAAGCATAAAACTTCCTTGGCATTTTTATGCTTAAGCTTTAAAAATACTTAATAAAATTAATCAAGTTTTACAAGACCTGATGTTGCGTTTGACACGAACTCACAAGCCCAACCCTTATTAATAGTGGTGTTAGATGTAAGATTTGCATTGTCATAGTAATCATTTCCGTTGCTTAACTGGACACCCTCAAGTACCATCTTAACTAACTTATCTGTGGATGGAGATACAACATAAATCTTCTTATCATCCAGAGCCAGAGAATAATTAGTATAATCACCAGTAGCAACCTGTGGCAGTACCAGAATATCGTAATCAAAGAAATTCTTGATAAGCTGAATACTCTGAGCGTTACTGTCAGTTACAATTCTATAACTATTAGCGGCGTTAGGAATAATCTTAGATAATGCAAGTGAAGTACCTACGATTACAGCCTTATCACCTTGGTTATAAGCGGTTACAGTCTGGCATAAACCTAACAGAGTATCCTGTGTATAACCAGTCTTAACTAAAGCTGTTGGATAAGTAGCGGCAGTTAAACCTGCGTTCAGTGCATTGTAAGCATCCAGAGAGAAAGCGGTTTCCATAGAACGAATTGCAGTTCTTACGAACTCAGCTAAATTCTCCTTACGTGCCAGAACCTTATACAGAGAAGCATAAACAGTAATATTATGGTTTACTGGCATAAGAGTTCTATTTGCACTAAACTGCTTCTGACGAATAGTAGTTCTCTGACCATGTGCGCCTGTAGAAACAGTCATTAATGCTCTTGGCTTAATCTCAAACTGTGCAGAGTCTCCCCAACCTACATTACGAACCTCGGTGTACAGACCAATGGAACGAATGATAGTTTCTGGTAACACTGCTTGAATAAGCATATCAACAACAGCAAAAGCCGCCCAACGTATCATTGGATTTGCTACTAAATGTGTAGGTTGAATATCATTCGGCAGAGTACAACCTGCAAATCTCTGTACTTCACCTAAGAAAGAATTGTTAATCTTATCTTCCTTTTCACTTAAAGATACAGTATTATCAAAATCACCTAAGTCCTTCTTATTAACCTTGGACATATAATGAAAATAATAATCTCTAAATCTATCTACAAACTTTAAAGTGTTCTCGTTACCATTAGAGAACTTGATAATGGATAAATCCTTAATAGCCATAAGTCTAAAACTCCTTCCTAATCTATAATCAAATTAAATTACTGAACTCTCTCTAAAATCCAAGCAGGTTCACTATCAGCACCAATAGCAATAGGCATAGACTTACGGATAGCAAATCTTAAACCTGCATAAGCACTTGTAGCTTCTGCAAGAGCTTTCCAACCGTCACCTGCGGTATATTCTACATACTTAGCTGTAGCACCAATAGTAGCAGGGTCTTGTGCATTTGCAAAGAACGGAGTGGTAAGCTGTACGCAATCACCAATCTGTACGGAAATTACATCAAAATCTGTGTTCTTAACATTGGTGTAATTTCTTGGGTCAACGCCAATACCTTTGTACAATAAAGTACCATCTGGCAGAACATTAACTTCTGGGGCGCAAGCCATCCAATATTGAGTATGTTTACCTGCGTCACCTAAAGGAGTAGCTGTCCATACAAATTCCTTACCTGCTGTTTCGCTGAAACCAGTTTCAAGAGTAACTACAGTACCATTCATAACATCAGTATCACAAATAGCAGAACGATTATAAGCGTCTACGTTATCAGCCGCAACTCTGGATAAAACTAAAACTGTATTAGCCATATTTTTATTACCTCACTTTTCTTATTATTTTTATTAATCAGCCCATAAGCCAGTATTCTTAGAACCTTCAACAGGTGCGCCCATACGCCATAATCCCTGTCTTTGTTTATTAGACTTTTTACTTGCTTCAAAAGCTACACTCTTAACCTTATTCTTCCAACCGTCTAATTCAGACATTTTGCAAAGTTTTCCTTCACTTTCAAACTTTTCAAAATCATCTTTCTCAACGAAATTCTTAACTTCTTCAAGAGTTTTTGCAACTTCCATTTCAATAGACTTTTTCTCAGTGTCCTCTTTAAATTTTTTCAACTCACCAAGTTCTGTATCTTTTTGCATGATAATATTATCTCTTTCCTCTAAATCTTTAGCAAGTTTTTCATTCTTTCTCGCTTCTTCTTCTAACATTTCACAATAAGCAGAAGCATCCACATTAGCATCGGTAGAAAGTTTCTTAATGAAATCTACACAGTCAGACATAGTAATTGCTTTATCATCTTTCTTGTTTTTATCATCTGTTTTTTCTTCCATTTTCTGAACTTTATCTTTCTTCACAGTATTCCACTTAATATCAGCGGAAACCTTTTTATCATCTTCACCAACTTTAACATCGGCTTCGACACGATACCTTTCATCACCTTTAGTATAAATAATATGGTCTTTTTCTACAGAATCAACATAGACATCTTTACCCTCATGGTCTTGAACCTTGGCAATGACATCACCCCATGCTTTTCTTCCTTCAATTTCAAATTTCTGTTCTTGCATAGTTTTACTTTCCTTTCCTTTACTCTCTTTATTATCGTTATCATCTTCAATATCAAGACTTTTATAAATCTTTTCAATTTTAGATACAACATCAGTTTCATTCTCAGCTCTAGCATAACCTAAAGCAGAACTTAAACCATTACGATTATACACTAAAGTATCACCTTTAAACTGCATAACTGGATATTTCAGTTTATCAGATGGTGCGTCTTTCCAACCATTTTCTACTTTCATGTATACATCTTTAACGAGAGTATCAGCATTAGAAGCATCAATAATTTTCTTATAAAGTTCAGTTTTATCCACATTACCCCATGGTGTATCTACCATAGAATCTTTGGATTTATCTACTTTATATGTTTTCTTTTCCATGTTTACCCTCCTTTCTTTTACGAATTTCTTTAATTCAGATAAACTATTATCACTCATTTTTTGAATAATATTACAATACTTTTCTTCTATTTTTTCTTTCTCAGAAAACCTTGTAAAATTAATCTCAGAACCAGGAGAAGAAGGTTTTATTTTTAATCCTAAAACTGTAACACCTACTATATTAAGTGCTACCAATTTATTTTGATTAAATTCTTCACCTGCTGTAAGCATTTCTACAGAAACACTTCTTTTTGTATTAGTGTCCATAAAAACTTCACAGAAATCTTGGGCATATATTTTAGAAATAATTCCTACGCAATTCGCTCTTAAATATCCGCCATTATTACGAGTGAATTTAATATCTTGTGTTTCTGGAATATAACCTACTATTTTTTCCAATGGAGAATGTGAGCCACAATCTATAATTTTAGTCATATCAGCCACTATCCATTTTCCTAAAATAGTATTCGCATATTTTTTCAAAACTTCTTCTGAAATTTCTAACTGATGTGAATTAGGATTTGTTCCTAAAAAATCAAGATGCACTATACCAAATTCATCTTTATCATAATTTTCTGCTTCAAACATTTCTACATTTGAAATAGAAAAAGAATACTTATTCAAATTATCACCTTCTTTTCCAATAACAGTTTTTCCATAATTTTCCAGTATTACAATTAGAAACCACTGTTGTTTGTCTTACGTGCAATTCTTTTGACGCTTCAAAAGCATGTTTATATACTTTAAGTATGTTTTTATTTTTATCGTATTGTATAACTTCTTTATAACTTTTTTGTGTTTTTATTTTCATTGGTAATTTTTCATTTTCATCAATATACTTATAAACAAACCCACCTGCCGTACGCTGTCTACCCACAACACAATCTCTAATATTTCTTGCAGAAGTAGAGTTATCTTTTAATATATCATCTAAATAATCATATACTTTTATAAAATTACCATTCAAATCATAACAAGCAATTTTCTTTCTTTTTGCAGAAGGGAGAGGTTTGTATTTTTCTACTTTTTGCGGTCTATAAGTAAACCATAAATATTTTCTATAAGGAGTTTCTCTATTTAAAGCACAATATAAACCACCTACGCTACCTTTTACACTTTCTGCGGCTTTTTCTAAATTAGGGTAGACTTTTACAAAATTACCGTCTAAATCATATTGATATGTTGGTTTTTTATTTTTCCTATCTTTTTTATTTTTTACTTCATGTAACGCACTCATATTACCGCCTTTGGCTATATTATAACCATTTCCACCATACTCTTTTGTTCTAGTATTCAATTTATTTATCCAATACTTTTCTTTTTCATCCAAATCTTCTTTAGAGCATTGTTCTAAAACTTTTAAATTAAAATTTTCTTTGCCATAAACCAACATCTCTTTATAGAGAACTTCATTTCTTTTAAATAATGTTATTCTTCTTTCTTCTGTTTTAGCACCGTAAATTTTGCAATGTTCTCTCCAACGTCGAATTATATCAGTGCTTTTACCAATATATTTCTTATCGTTTATTAAATTTACTATACAATAAATACCACAAATTTTTTGTCTTTCACTCAAAATCACTCACCTCATAAAAATTTTAATTATTTTTGTATAAAAATTCTTCTAATTCTTTTGTTTTTTCAAAGAAAAATACTGTTTCTCGTTCTTTATTTTTTTCTTTTTTTGGAGCAATATCAATTACTTTAAATCCGTTTTTTATTAACTTTTTTGCAACAGATGGGTCTTTTATTACTTGCTTTTCCATTTTTTATCCGCTCTTTCTTTTAATATTCCATGAGTTTCGCTCAATTTCATATACTTATCTACAAATTTCTTATCAATCTTATAATAAATTGCTTCTCTATCCATATACATGGGCATAAGACCATTTTCTTGTAACAACAAATTCTCTTGTGAATTGGTTACTCGCCAATAGTCTGTATCATTTAAAGGTGTACTACGAAAAATCATAGTTTGACCCCCTTGATACCCCATTTGCTAATATTAAAATCGAACTTATCGAAATCTGTAGGCATTTGCTGTGCTTTATCATTTAATGTATTTACTTGCCCCATAATGATATTATATTTTCTAAACAGTCTATACATATCAGAAGTTACGTTTCTATCTCTATGAGCAATAGCAATGTCTACTACTTTATTCATAATTTCATAAACTTCACTAAACTCTTTTAAGACTGTAGAAAACATATCAGCTAAATTAGAATAATTTCTATCATCTTTATGGACTTCTGGGCGAATAGAAGATAAATTATAATTATCTTTAATTTCACTCACAACATCTGCAAGCAAAGGCATAGTATGACTTATGTTAAGATGTACAATTTCTCCTGCGTTTGGCATAGAAAAATCGTTTAGCATAACAGAAGCTACTCTATCCAAAGTTGCGTTCAAATCAAAAAACGCTCCATACAGCACGTCTAACGCTTCACTTGTTTCTTCATGTATCAACAAATCAACTCACCTCTTTCAACCAGTGTTACTCACTGTTACTAATCAGTACCTAGTCAACTACCCACAAGCTAAAGCTAATGGGATTCCTTGCTCTTTTTCATTGATTTCGTGACCGTTCCGCAGAATCAGAAATGGCTTCTTCACTTTGAGGTCTACCAACTTGTCCACTACCCCCACTCATGGTATGAATAGACAAAAGTTGTGATAAATTGTCTAAGAAATCACTATTATGTGCTTCTTCCAACATTCTCTCAAAATCCATAGGTTTATATCCAAAAGCAGAAGCATAAGCACTTGAATTAAGCACCATACCCACATCTGCTAATTTCATAATAGCATCTTGCTTCTTTTTACGCCAAAATGGTTGCGTACAACCATCAAACGTAAACTTAAACTTAAATTGTTTAGTTTTCTGATTAGCATAGAACTCTAAGAAATTGTTAAATTGAGTATATAATTTAGCCACAATCTCATAATCAGCAGTAATAGCCGCTTGAAGTTCTTCGTTTGACATTCTATCCGTAGCGTAAATTAAACGGCTTGCAGAACTACCATATCCCACTGTATCTTTAGCGGCAGTAGTAGCCATATCTGTGTTTTTATCCTCAAACTGTTTAAATTCAACTTCTTCAAGAGGTAAAGCAATAGAACGAACAATTTTATCTTGTGTCATAGAGTTTTTCAATCCACTGGCAACAAGTTTCATTAATCGTCCTAATGTACTTGGTTTAACCGCAAATCTATCAGCAACCTCGCCAGATTTTGCAGAATCTTGCATTTTCATCTCACCATAAAGTATACCAAAAGCACTGGCAATATCCTTATTTTTCTGTAATTTTGCAATCTCTGTATTATTAAAAATATTCTTTAAATACGGAGCCATAAAAGGAACACTTGCAAAATTACTTGTGTCAAACTTGAAAGCCCAGAAACCATCATTAGGACTTGTCTGGTGATAAAGAGTAAAAGTACCATCACGATTACTTAAACCGTTTGACGGAATATAATCTTTAAAATCTTTACCGTCCCATACTTCTCTAAGATATTTCTTAAAGATAGGTGAATAACAATCTATGTCTACACCTTGCATACCAATAAAATACATCATCTGAACCTCACATAACTAAAGTTACGCAATTCTTGGGAACTTCCAACTATTGTCAGAATATTTACCAAGCTAATCCCGTAATTCCTACGGTTTTTATATATTATTTAAACACTTAAAATTCTCAATCCTTCGTTCAAAATATTAATAGAAGCGTTATTGTCCCTATCTAATTTTGAACCACAATTAGAACAAATCCAATATCTAATCTCAACAGACTTTTTACCGTCTTTATGACCACAACAATGACAAATTTGTGAAGAAGGAAAATATCTATCTATAACAGATAATATTTTTCCATACCATGTAGATTTATAAGTCAACATTCTACGAAATTCAGACCAAGAAACATCAATCACATGTTTATTACGAACATTAGATTCTGTTTCTTTCATAGATTTCACGTCTAAATCTTCAATACAAATAATATCATATTGTTTAACAATATTAGTAGTCAATTTCTGTAAAAAGTCTTTACGTTGATTAGATATATGTTTTTGTAAATTTGCAATTTTAATTCTTGCTTTATTCCAATTAGAACCGCCGATTGTTTTTCTCGACAATTTTCTTTGTAATTTAGCAAGTTTCTTTTCTGATTTTTCATAAAATCTAGGATTTTTAATCTTAATACCGTCAGATAAAATTGCAAAATCTACAATACCTAAATCTATTCCAACATTTTTATTTGTTTTTGAATATTGTGAAAACTCTATATCAGTACAGCATAACGAACAATAATAATGTCCATTTGGTTCTTGTGATATAGTAGCGTTAAGTATTCTTCCTTGCGGAATTTGTTTATCACGAATTTTTACACAACCTAATTTTGGAAGTTTGATATGTTTATTTTCAAATCTTATATTATTATTACTACAACTTGTAGTATAAGATTGATGTCTATTTTTCTTAGACTTGAATTTTGGATAACCAGTATGTTCTTTAAAAAATTTTTGATAAGCATTATCTAAATTTTTCAAAGTTTTTTGCAAAGCATCTTTATCTGGTTCCTTAAGCCATTCTTTTTCTTTTTTTAATTGAGTAAGCATTTTACTTGTATCATAAAAGCTTAAGCTCTTTTTATTTTCTTTATACTCAGTTATCTTTTTATCTAAGAAATAATTATAAACATATCTACAGCAACCAAAAGTTTTCTGTAACAACTCCTGCTGTTTTTTATTCGGATAAATTCTATACTTAAAGCCTTTTTCCAACAATATCACTTCCTTCCATAAATTAACTTATAACATAAATTTATATAAATGTCAAGTTAAATTACGAAAAGAATTATTTTAGTTTAAATAATATATAAAAACCGTAAGTTACTTTAATTATATTTGGAGGTTGTCGTTCACATAAGTTCGCTACTCCTATGCAGTTCTCTAATGAACTTCTTGTACTTTCATACAAGCACAGACTATATCTTATCCCTCACCATTATGTGTTAGGGTCTACCCACTTCCACACGCTTGTGTGTACTTCCTTCAAGAGGAATAGTCGTTGAAGTTTTCCTTTCGGACTTACCTGCTAATTGCCTATTTTTCAGTGTTTAGGATTTAACCATGCACCATTCATTCAATTTTTTCTACTTTCGTCACATTCACGCTTATACCCTTTAAGGTATTACGTTGTAGTTTGAATGACTTTAAGGGTTCCTAGCAATTCAAGTAGCTTCATAGCTTTTTTTGCTATCAAATACACGTTTCCATATATTCGGACTATTTTGTAAACAATAAATAAAATATAAATATTTATTTACAATTTAATCGAAGTCAAACAATAAACCACTTTCAAAATAACCAGTTAGGATGCATCTATCTTGTGGTAATGTTTGTAGAGCATATTTAGGATTGTTTCTATCCATGTTTGTTCTAAAACTTGTATAGTGTACTTCATGTCTTAAAAGCTGTTTTACAACTTTTTTAAATTCACCTTTGTAATCAAAATTGTCAAGGAATTTATAAATTCTTGCTTTATCAGCTTTATAATTATCAGACTTATAATCTTCTTTTTTAGCGTTTTTACAAGTAATTTGCAAATCAAAAGAAAGGAGATTTGTGTAGTATTCAATAGTTCTGTTATAAATCATATCGAATACTTCCATAAACTCACTATAAGCCTGTAAGTTTGTAGCACCTGTTTTATACTCACTTAAAGCTTTTATAATATCGTCATATTTTGGAACTTTAGCGTTGTTATTAAGATTAACCAAATTTTGATTACTTAACCATGGGCTATATACCCCAAAACTATCCAATCCATATAAACTTTGAGCAAAACTTACTACATCATAAACCTGCTGTTCTGATAACATAACAGATTGTTCTACTTTAGGAGTTAATCTTTGACTATTTTTCGTTTTCGTCACTCTCCTTTCTTCAAATATTTTTTATGTAAAGGGCAGTCCTAACATAGCAGTTGATAAGACCACCCTTACACACTTAGAACACAAGTTGGTCTAACTCATCTAAATTTGTATCTCTTTGTTCATCCACTGCGTATTTATCACCTATTAAGGTTGCAATATGATTTCCATAACTCAAAGCCACAATCTTATCCTTTGTCGCACTGTTTCTATTAGGCTCTGATAATTTCAAAATACCATTATTCCATATTTGAGTTAAACTAATAGCTTCTGACATCATCAATGCGGTTTGAACATATGGTAGCTTAATATTTACCTTTTCCTCAGAACTCATAGTAAGATAGTTTACATCTTCTTCAAGTTCTGTTTCAATCGTTAATTCGTCCACCAAAAATTCAATCATTTCATTGTCTAAAGCTTTCTTTAAATCAAGCCACATCAAACTATTTCGTTCACTTGTACCAACAATAGGTATAATACATGGTATAGCTTCCGTATCAACTGTTTTGCCTTTAAGTTCTTGAATTTTAGCGTCTAGAACTATTTGTAACGCAGATTCATAACAAACTGTAAAACCATGTGGATTCCAGTTACTTCGTGTTGGGTGTTCAAAAGGCTTGGATAGCTCTGTGTAATAAAGAGTACCGCCACTTCTTTCATCCATTACGATATAATCTGCTTGGTAATCCCAAAAGAACTCTCTAATCTTTTGTTGAAATCCCTCACTATCACTAGCAGGGTGAGTACCAATATATTCTACTTTTCGTCTTGTCTTACCATCTTTCATAATGACAGCCATACAACCAATAACGCTATTATCGTTATCATTTGTGTTACTATTAACAAAAGCGTAGTCAATGAAAAGTAAACGTTTTTCAAATTCACCTTTAGGTCTGTTACCTAAATCAGTTGACATAAATATATCCATAGGCGTAGGTGGTTTATAGGCTTTTTTTATCACTTGATTCTTTCTGAAATCTTCAAGTAAGAAGAAAGCACCCTCTGTTTCACCATACATTTCATTCAAATCTTCTGTTACAAAGTCAATATCTGAATCAAATTCTTTATCATGCCAGTAATCAGCCCATGTTTTAAGGTTAAATAAAATTGCAAGAAAAATATTAGAAGCAAAGAAATTATATGTATGGTCTTTTCGTATCATACTTTGTTGAACAACAAGTTTAAATTCTTGCCAGAAACTTTCACTTCTAAATCTTGCAGATGTAATACTTATAGTTTTACATTGCTCAACCCAACGTGGCAATGTTTTTCCATTACTATCTTTATATTCGTCCAACAACGAAAATTTAGATTGTCTTGGGTGAGCCATTTTAGAGAATACAGAATCTATTAAACTTTTCTTCAAAAGTCTACGTTCTTCATATATAAGCATAGTTGCCCTAGAACCTCTACTGCTGTCCAGACAAGGTAAAACCGTTATCATACTGCCATTTATTTTGCTCAAATCTACTTCTACACAATCATTATTATACCTAAAAACTATATCGCCATTCTCATAATAATATTGTAAAACTGGTGAAAGTTTCTTGCAAAGTTCATCTTCTATTTTCTTTTTTACTAGCTTTGTAGCCTGTGGAATAGTAGAAGAAGTAATGATAACCTCTGCAAATGGGTACAAAAGTCCATGCTCGATTGCGAGTAATCCCGCAATCATTGATTTTGATGCACCCCTAGAGCAAATCGCATACCAGTATTGGCTAATTCCAGCTAAATAAACCATAACATGCTGAAACGGATATAATTTAATCTTTAATCTTCTTTCAGCATATATATTCCAATTACGTCTATAGAATGTTGTCCATTCCTTAATATTTTTCTTTCTTTGTTCCCATGGTAATCTTCTGTCAGTTTTTTTCTTTTCTTCTTGTTTTTTCTTTCTTTTTTCCACAAGACTAATAATATCTATATCTTTGTTTTCTTCTAACATAGACATCACCCTAATCTTTCTTTCGTGGAATTAAAGGGTATTCCTTCGTACCCGCAATCAGATTCTTTACAGCAGAAACCACATACTTAAACCAATCTGCCTCAATATTACAGAAATCTTTATATTTTTCCAAATCTTCACATTCACAAGGTTCAGTATTCTCTATTTCCCAAATCTGATGTTCAAGCATTTGTTCAGTCAAAGTCTTTTCTTTTTTCTGAGTAAAGTTATCAAGTTTTAAGGTTTTCATTAATTTTAAAACCATATCTTGTTCTTCTTTACCAGAATTACCCATGTCCACTTCTTTTTTATATCTTAATTCAGCAATACAAAGTTTACGATACAAACTCTCTTGTGCAGGTGTCAACTTAATATCATCAGTGTAAAATCCCCATCTATATTCAAGATAGGCATAATCTTCATCTGATTGTTCTCCCCAATCCAGAATTAAATCTTGTATATTTAATTTACGTTGCGTTTCTTCATCATTAGATGTCATAGACGACCTATCAACATCTGTCTGTCCAAAACAATCCCATTTGTCTGATTTTTTCTTTAAAGCTAAAAAAGTTACATAATACTGTCCCCAGTAGTTATATGTACTAGACAAAGTACCTTCTTCTTTTTCTTTTTCAACTTTTTCCATCAGACCATCATATACTTTTTGTATAAACGGTATTCCTATCTCAGCACATGTTGACCATAAAGCTAACTTAATATCTCCATATTTATTGTAATAATTTTGATAAATCGTTTTACAACAAGTGGTACAATAAGGAACTACTTTATTTGCATGGTTTGGATTGTCAGATTTATAAAATTTCTTAATATCATAAGGTCTGTTGCAACGAATACAAAACGATTCTGTTATGGGTCTTTCTTTTCTTATAATGGTTGCCATAACATTCCCTCGTTTCCAACAAAAAAAGAAAGACAATATTAATTATTTGCCTTTCTTTTTCTCTACGAACTCGACATAATCTGGTTCAAGCATTTCAGCTAATCTTTTTTGCTTTCTTACTCTTTTTTGCTTTTCTATCATTACTTCTCTTTGAAATTCTGGCTTTACAGCTTCTTTTACTTTAGCCGCAGACTTATTTTTTACCTTTAATGACGGTTCAAGGTTGTTTAAATATCCTTTAAGATATTCAGAAGTTTTAAATCTAACCATATACGTCAATGGTATCATAACGTTATTTTTCTGCTTCGTCTGAATATTATATACTCTCTTGATTGCACCGCCACAAGTGGAAATCTTAAAAGTACCAATATTAGGAATATTAAAATAACCGTTATTTTTTATTTCGTCTGCCATAATTTCAATAAAAGTTTTCATACATAACTTAGCCATTTCAGTTGTGAAACTTGGTTTAGTTTTCTTAACTGAAATGGCTATCAGTTCTGCGAGTTCGTTAGGGCTTAAAGACTTAACAATGACACCATCTTTATTAGGTCTTGCCATAACTTGTTACTCCTTTATGATTACTCTACAAAAGGTGCGTCCTGTGTCTTTTCCTTAACAACTTCTCTTAACTTCTTAGACATCTTAAATACTGGTTTAGTATAATCTGGGGTTGCACTTAACTGTCCAACTTCGCCAGTAGCAGGATTGATAATACCAGTTCTTTCTGGTCTGCCCTTAATAGTGATGAAATCAATCTTTCCAAAACCATTCATATCAAACTTCTTACCAGAAGCAATGCAAGTAGCGGCAATCTCATAAAACGCAGTCAGAACAGCCTTTGTGTCCTTCTGAGTAGCCTGTGCCTTGTATGCTACCATCTTTACTAACTCTGCGGTGCTAACCTTAGATACCTTAATTGCTTTCTTTGCCATAATAAATTACCTCATTTCTTTCTTTTTATTCGTTTTATTCATTTTTATTTCTTAGGGGATTTGGTGAGTGCTTTATAGGTCACTCCCATACCCCTTTGAATTTTTATTTTTGAGCGTTTCCTACCTCGTTATTAAGGAATTGAGAGAGGTGCTAAAAAATTGCTTTAAACTTCAATAGAAATTATATAAAATAATTTTATTTTCATTTTGCAATGATTTTAACCCTTATTTGCTTTTTTATTGTTTATCTCTTACATTTTTTACAAAGTGTGGTTGCGTTTTCATCAACCTTAATAAGTTTACCGCATTTTGAACACATTGCATATCCCTCTTTGTAAGTTGCTATCAAAAGGTTCCCCAAATTCTCCATTTCACTGATTCTAAAAACTGGGGTCATTCCCTCATAATCGTCTAACATTTTTACTCTAATATTCAAATTGTCACAAGAGTTTGTAACCTCAACTAAACCTTTGTTTTTCAACTCACCAATCAGTTTCATACGTTCAAAAACGGTACAAGCCACGTTTGACAGTTCAAACCAATCGCCAATATCTTTTATGGTTTTAAGGTTTAACCAACCGTTAGCCGCTTTATAATGAGCCATAACATACGCAGAAAACATCAGTTTACGTTCTCGGTCTGTTTCTCCTTTGAATACTTGCGTCATATCCCATGAATAAACGTCAATATACTGTATATGACTTAAAGGTTTAATAACTTCGTTTCTTAAATTATCATATACATTTATAATCATTTTACGCCATTTTTCATGTACATATTCTTTTTGGTAAATTTTAGTCATTGCATTTCTTACTAAATCTTCCACATGATGTAACGCATAATCAAACTCTTTATCAGAATAGTATTTAATCAGCCATAGGAGAAATTTAAAGAAACCTATATCTGGTTTAACAATTTCCTCTGTTTTATCAGAATAAATATTTGTTAAAATATCTTTTATATATTGATTTTCATTAAGAATGATTTTGTTTTTCATATCTTACACTCCTATTCTATTACATTTTAATTGATTTGTCAACTATTTTCATGCAATTTCTTTAAATTTTCTATTATTAAATCACCAACAACAGCCCAACAAAAGTATTTATTCTTATTCTGTCCATAACATAAATCAAGCATAATATTAACAAGTCTGTCTTTGTTTGGACAAATTTCCTCTGCTCTTGCTCTAAATTCGTGCTGTATGCTCATTACTCTTGTATTTGCTTCTTCCGTACTTAAATTTTTCTCAATCACAATTTTCTTAAACTGTTTAATACGTTTAATGTATTCTTTTTCAAGATTTTCAATATCTTCTCTTGTTTTAGGTGAACTTCTTTGAATAGGAGATTTAAGAAATTCATAATTAAAACCCTTGGATTTAAGTTCTACCACTCTGCCATCAAATTCATTTTCCACATATCGGCAAATTCGGTTCATAGTAGAATTAGAAATATTTACTGGCATTTTTATATCGTACCATTCTAAAAACTTTTGTTGTTCTTCTGTAAGATTTTGTTTTTCTCTTAGTTCATTTACTTTACAACTATAAAGCATAACACATTTAAGGTCACAATTTTTTATATAACTATCATAATCTTTTTTTAAAGAAGAATAATTATAAATAAAGTAATAAGGCTTTTTATCTGTTACGATTATTTTATCTAATGTAGTGGTACATAATTTTGAAACATACCAATACTTAGGCATTTCCTTACATACAATTCCTTTTAATTTCCTTTATACCCTCTGTCACCAGATATTTATTGGGGGAGTAGACTATCTCTTCACTTAATATTTCTATTAAGGTTCGGCACTTCCAAACAAGGACTTTCACCTTGAATGTACTGGTTTCATAATCTTTATACAAAGACCGTATACCATAGTCGTTACACCGTTCAAAAACGTCACCGTTTAAGCTTGGCACGATATTAAGTCAATTTATATTTGATTTATATTATTTATGACTCTTCCACCGTTAGCAAGATTTTTATAATCTCACACCCTATATTTATAGGTTCACCGAATTTTACTTGAACTCAACAAAAAGTCAATCCAAGGTATTTTGCTGATATAACTGTCCACACAAAATACGTTTTGATAATTCTTTATATTCGTTTGTGTTTTTATTAAATAAAGCTAATTTATCTATTTGTGCCGATACTCTATTAGTGATTGTTCCAACTTCTGAGCCTAAACCCATACGGTTACTTTTTCTAATATCGTTTCTTTTAACAACTTTCTTTTCACCCTTACGCTGTACACAATCAATAGCATTTGTATATTTATAAGCACTTAAAAGTACGTTATTATTAGTAGAATATATAGAATCACTGTCAAAATCGCTCCCGTTCAATGCCATGCATATAGTATCCCAATCATTTAACACCATCATTGTATTAGAATATTTATACCATTCTTGACATTTTTTATCATTATTTACTTTCATTTTTCTAATATTATTATGTGAAGTCATAGGAGAACGAAAACAAACCACCTCATTCACACCTTTATCTATCCAATATTGTGAATATATTTCATTAGCTTTAAGTAAACCAGTAACCTCTAATCCATATATGCTCTGCATTAAAGCATAAGAATCACCCATAACTATCTGATAATTCCCTTCAACTTTCAGTTTACCAATCTTAGCTTGATTAATCTTTTTCTTAATCATTTTATTAATTCGGTCAATTACATAAGGGTCGTTCATCATTCTTTCGTCTAAATACAACGCTTGTGCATAATCTTTTGTTTTAGTTTTTTCGTCAACTCCTAAAAATTCTTTTGTTTTTTGGTAATCACCGCCAAACGCCATTTTCAGCCAATCAACAGTAGGCTTACATAATTCCACAATCTGTTCATCTGTCAGTTCATAACTTTGCAAATACTGATAATTTGTTTCTCTTGTATCTTCCAACTTTTTAGGTGTTACTTTTGTAGCAGAAAACCTATAACCATTTTCATAATAACATTTGTGGTATTCTTCCCAACTAGAATAATTATCCCATAACTTAAGACTGGATTCAGTAATAATCATATCCACATCTCGAATATCTCTTTCAGTACCCCAAATATCTTTTACTTTATATCCCTTACCAACTTCCTCAGCAAATTTTATAATCTCAAAGACATTCAACATACCTTTCATATAAGCATTTCTTAAACAAATACCACTTGGCAAATAATCAAGACCTAATTTATCAGCAACTCTTTGCATATATTCTGGTGTACAAAGATTCATGCCGTCACTGCCGTTGTTTTCTAACTCTACACCAAATTTTTCCTCAACGATAGGTTCATCTGTTTCACTATCATCAATCCTAACCACATCACCCTTAAATTTAGTGATACAATCTCGTACAACCAATACAGAGCGTGGTTCTGGTATCTCAACGGACGCTGAATAGGTCAGAGCAATATAAGCCTCTAATTTAGCCGGTATAGCCTTGTAATCTTTCTTCCTACCACAATCAGTCCTTTTAATTAACTCTGGTAAAATATCTTCTCTCACAAACAATAAAGTATTATTTTTAAGACCACCAGTAGTTCCAACAACCCACAAAAACCTTTTACCATTTAAAATCACGCCAGTTTTAGACGTAACTTTGTCATAGTCACTCATTGAGGAAATCTCCACAGCAAACATTAAATCCGTCATATCTTGCTTGTATCGTTTGTTACCTATAACTGTAATTAAATCTATCAGTCGAAATGCTTGTGAATCAAATAAGTCAATCAATTCGTCTAAACGAACTGCCAATTCTTTAGATAAAGTAATCTGCCAGTTATTCATTCGGAATCGTTCAGACGAAATCTTGAAAATCTTTCTACGCTTGTTTTGCATTGCTAGACTCCTTTATAATTAATGTTTATAAATATAATCTAAATTAGAAATATCATTAGGATAATCATTATTTTTAGCATGTTCAATCATTTTATCACATTTAATATTCCTACGCTCTAACATACCTACAACTACAGAAGCCACAAAAGGTAATTCGTTTTTATCAATATAAGTTGTAATATCACCATGCCCACGTTCTTCAATTCTAGCAAGTAAATCTATACCTTGACGATATAACAATTCTTTTTCAAACAATTCCCAAGTATATTCATATTTTTCATTCCAATTTGTAGGGTCTACATTTACACTATAACATTCTTCATCAGTAATTGCATTTTTTAGTCTTTCTATCAGAACAAGTAAAAATCTATAAGTACACCATTCGTAACTTTTTAAATTAAGCAATCTTATAATAGTGTAACATTTTTCTATTTCTGTATTAGATTTTTCTAAATCTTTTTCTAATTTTTTTATTTGATTTTCTTTGTCAATATTTTCTATCTCTTTTTCTTTTAATAATTCATCTTTTTTAATTGGTGATACATCGCCGTTCTCACTACAAATATCAAGAAAAACTATTCTTTTTTTATTACATAAATCAGTAATACATCTTGCAACTTTTTCATATTTTTCTGTATCATTACTTACATTATAAATAAGACTATCATAACTTACAATATTACAATAATTTTCACCTTTTATCTGTTGCATTGTCATAAGGTCAATAGATGTTTTAGATTTAACATAAGGTGCAATAATATTTATCCAACAATCTTTTCTCATTTTTTTTCTTATGTCACCATTACTCTCTTTATATCCCATATAAACATTTTCGCAATATCTTCTTACCAAAGCATTGATTCTTTTATTTCGTGCTTGTCTTGTTGCTTCTTTTATAGTTTTTACTTCAGAATTTTTAGTCTTAACATTTTTCCCAAATCCCATTATAATATCCTCCTTTATACTTTTATTTATATTAATTATAATATTATATATAATATATATCATTTTTTATTATAAAAGTCAATAGTATTTATTTAACTTTTATTAATAATATTTTAATGTATAATATACTATATTATATTATATAATATTATATTATTATGTCTATTATAAAGTAAAGAATTAGCAATCTTTGATGCCGTAATTAACAACACACGCTATGGCTATAATTTGAAAAAAGGCTACCCTCAAGGGTAGACTTTTGAAAATTTGTGCCATGTGTTGTTGATTACGGTATCAAACAAGCGGGGAAGAATGTAGAAATAACATGGTGCGAAACCCTTGGGTTGAGCATGCTACCATGTTATTTATATATTCTGGGGTGCAACGCCCAGAGACGGGGTGTGGGTGTCCTCAACCCCACCATAATAATATTCATTACTAATTTTATATTTATATTAATATTATATAATATATATTATACCCCTTGACATATTCTATATTATATGATATAATCGGAGTATGAAGTTGATTAATAGTAATGGAAAATATAAGAATTTTTGATATTTTTACACCCTAAATGTTATAAGTAGTAAAATTTTATATATTATAACATTAAAGGTGTAAAAATACCATAAAGTTATATATTTTTCTTATGGTAAGAAAGGAGAAAAAATGTTAGAATTTAATAAAACTTATAAGTATAAAGAACTTTGTGAAGCACTTAATTTAGAAAATAAAATAGGAAAAGCTAGAAATTTACAAATTAATAAATTACAATCACAGTATGAAATTTTAAAAAATGGAATGTACTATACAGTATTAAGAGAATATACTGACCAAGAGAAAAGTATTATCGACCTTAAAGGAATGTACCAGAAATCCATTGAAGCAATTTTAAGTGATGTTTTATCTAAACAAAAAGAAAATCTCTTAGTTGTTTCTACTGGACAACTTATGCAAATGTGTGCTTTAGTTAATCAAGATTATATGTACTGTAAATACAATCCAGTATATGCTTCTTTGATTTTAGATACAGACCCAGACGTATTTGAAAATTATCTTAATACTACTTATAGTATGTTAGGTAATTTAATTAAAAGAGTTTTAGAACAGCTTGCTAAAAAAGATATTATTTTTTATAGAAAATCATTTAGAATCTATAAGAAAGAAAATAATTATACAACTTCTTTAGATATTGAGCCAGAATCAAAAGACGAAGAAAAAATTTTAGAAATTGAGCAGAGAATCATTAAAGAATTAGGTTGCAGAAATTTAAGAGATGTATATGCAAACCACAATAATATTCTTAATTTTCAGTTAAAGATTGCTATTGAAATTACTAAAATTTTTCCGGGGTATACAGGGTATTGTAGAGTTCATAGAATCAGTTTTAATCCTAAATTTATGGACTATAACAAGAAAAATGTTTGCAAAGAAATCAATATGCATATTAAAGAAAAAATTAAAACAAATGATAGAAAAGAATTAGAAGAATTAGATGAAAAACTGTTAAACACATATATTGAAGCAACTATTGAATTATCTTGTCCTTGCAATTTAAAAGAAACTATTATGAAGTATAAAGAAAATAGAATAGACCCTAATTTCTTTTGCTTAGATAGTCCTCTTGATTAAAAACAATAATAGAAATATAGAAATATTTTAATATTGGTACGACCAAATGTATCTAATAAGGTGTTTTCTATATCTGATACATTTAATTGTACCAAAATTAAAATACCCTTATAAAAATCATTACTATTATTTAACTAAGAGCGTCCAAATGGACGTTCTTTTTTATTATTTAATTCTACTAATATATTTATTACAAAATATTTTTAAAATTACTCTTGACATATATATTTTCTTATGCTATTGTATAAGTATCACATACAGAAAGGTGGTACAATGAATTGGAGAAACCGACAAAGAAAGTTATTATTATCAATGGCTTTGGCGGAGTTGGTAAGGACGCTTTTGCTAAAAGAGTTATTGAAGAAACCCTTAAATTGGCGAAACGTGTTGTTCCAGTTGAGAATGAAGATTATTGTGTAGACCCAGAAGTTTTTTATAGAATTGATAATATTATTACCAATAATATTTCTACTATTGATTGTGTAAAAAATATTGCCAAAATGTTTAACTGGAATGGTGAGAAATCTGAAAAAGACAGAAAAATGTTAAGTGACCTAAAGGATTTAATGACGGTTTATAATGATTATCCTTTTAAACGTATTACTGCACAAATTACAGATTGGTTACGTTATGATAAAACAAGACCAAATGATATGTATGACCATTCATTTCTTTTTGTTCACTGTAGAGAACCTAAAGAAATTGATAGGATAAAAAATCAATTTCCTAATGATACTTTTACTTTATTAGTACAGAATCCTAAAGTCGCAAAAATAACTGGCAATCACGCTGATAAGGAAGTTGAAAATTATAACTATGATTTTACTGTTGTTAATGATTCTGACCTTATAGCATTGAGAAAAGTTGCTATTGATTTTTATAAAAAAATCTTTAATCAAGGCTTTACAAAGTATAAGTTTGTTGCTTCTGATTATGATTTCAGTCCAGAAGAATGGAATGATTAAAAATGATAGAAATTGGTAAGACTTATCGTTATAAAGAACTTTGTGAAGCTGTAGGAAAGGATAATGTCATAGGGTCTTATAAAACTACTTTACTTAAAAGTATTTATAAAGATTATGAAGTGGTTCATAAAAATGGTTTTTATAAAATCATAAAAGAATATACTCAGCAAGAAAAAGAAGCAAAAGAAATCAAAGGTATGTATCAAAAATTACTCGAAGCTATATTAAGTAATTTTCTATCCCAACAAGATAATTATTCAGTCTGCACTTCAATGATGGAATTGCTTATAGCTTGTGGAATTATCAATACAGACTTTAAATACTGTAGGTATAATATTGATTCTTCTTCTAAAATACTTAAAAGTGACCCCTATGATTTAGAAGAATATATCACAAAATCTTATAATCTTCTTAGTCGGATGTTTAAAGATATTCTTGACCAACTTGAAAGCAAGGCTTTAATCAAGTGCCGAAAAGGGTACAAGCTGTTCAAAGTTAATAACATGGGGTTACAAAGTGGTAGCAAGGTGATAACTCTTGGTTCAAAAGAGGAAACGATAATTATTAAGGCTGAGGAAGAAGGACTTAAGGAAATGGGTCTTACTAAGCTATTTGAAGTGTATAGAAATGAAATTAGTATTGAAACATTTAAAAAAATCACAAACAGAAAGATAAAAGAACAGTTTCCAGATTATGACGGTTATTACAAAGTATATCATATCACTTTAAATCGCACAGGACTTTGGGAGAACAAGAATAATATCTATAAAGAACTTAACAAAAAAATTCAAACTAAGTTATTAAAGAATAAAGGTTTATCTGAAATAACGCAATTAAAGAAAATGGTAGACGCTACAATTAATTTGTCCAGACCATTTAAAATACAAGAAAATTTAAAGCTTATGAAAAAGTTGGAAGGAGAAAATAACAATGAGTGAGATTAAAAAAACAGAAAATGGTGTTACAACTAAGTACAAAGGCGTATGGAACGCTACAATTTGTGTTGAGGAAAATTTTACAAGTGATGAATTTACAGAAGAAGATTTACATGATTTTATAAACAGAAGCAGTAAAAATGTTGCTGACTAAATATACATTTGATGCACATACAATTTTGGAGCCTTGTGTTGGTGGTGGGCATATCGCTAATGCAATCAATGATTTTTATACAACCAAGAGAGAAATTACAGGGATGGACTTAGTAGATCGAGGATATCCTGGAACAATTGTTGCTGATTTCCTTACATATAAAACTGATAAAAAATATGAAGGAATTATTACAAATCCACCATACTCGCTCGCAAAGGAATTTGTAGAAAAGGGTATGGAGTTACTGGAAGATGATGGTCAAATGGCTATGTTTCTCAAAATCCAGTTCTTGGAAGGTGCTAAGAGGAAGGAGTTATTTGACAAATATCCGCCGAAGTACATTTATGTTTTCAGAAACAGAATGGCGACTTGGAATAGTGGATTAGAGAAAGACCCAAAGACAGGAAAACGTTGGGCGACAACTATGTGTCATGCTTGGTTTGTTTGGGAGAAAGGAAGTACATCTGAACCGGTAATAAGATGGTTATAGTATGTAATGCTACTATATATAGTGACTGCTATTAGGATAATATACAATATATATGGGAATAATTTGTATTTTATTAGTAATAACAGTAATTGGAATACTTGCGCTTCCGTGTACGTTAAGTGCTTGGTCAGCAATGAGATTAAATGAAAAATGGGAGGAGAATGAAGAAAATGAAGACGATTTTTAATTGGATTGGCGATGATTGGAGAAGAGTAAAGAATCATTGCCGTACAACAGATAACAAAGATTTTACAGAAAAAGATGCTACAGATATTTTTAAGAAAAAACTGCTTATTTCTGAGCATAGTCCTATTAGATTGCTTGAATTTGATTGGACTTGGAAAGCAATTAAATACTGGCTTAGTACTGAAATGAGCCGTCACAAATATGAAAAATTTATATCTACAGCAAGAGATGATAGAGGATTTTCAGAAAGAAAAACAGAAGAGGGATATACAGTATGGGACGAAGCTACAAAACAGAACATTGAATATCACCCATTATCCAGAGATGATGCTCCACAGAAAAATCCTGTAAATTTTGATGGATACGCTAATATGCAGAATTTAATTGATGTTTGGCGTAAGAGATTGTGTTTCTGTTGTACTAAGGACGCAAGAGAATTGGCAGAAGATTTTAAATATGTTTTACATGAAACTCACCCTATTGAAGCTGATGTATTACAGAAAAATTGTATATACAGATGTGGTTGTCCAGAGTTTAAATCTTGTGGATATTGGGAAAATTTTTGTAAGAAACATAGTAAAGAAGATTTGACAAATATTCAGACAAGATATGATTTGGCTAATAAAGAGTTTTATGAGAATTATAAAAAGAAGGATAAATCATGTTAAGAGAAAAACTTGAAAAATATTTAGGAAAGTATATCGGAATTAGATTGTTTAATGGTAATGTTTACAGTGGATATTTATACAAGTCTGGAAATAAAGAACGCTTTCCAAATGACCCTAACTTATATGTACCAAGAAATTATTATTTTTTAATAGACGAAAATGATAATGTAACTTCTTGTTTATTTAGATGTTCTCATGTTACACGATTGCTTGTAAAAGAATAGGAGAAATTATGGCTAATAAATACTATTACACTGCTTGTCTTAGAAAAGATGATAATACTGGTGTTATTAAAGGTAAAAGAAATAAATATAGTGAAGCTGTAAAAGATTTAATGGAACTGCATAATGATATTGGAATGTTTGGTAATAATATTACTTTTATAGGTATAGTCAAACATAGAACAAATGAGAATCCTTTTGATAGGATAAGAGATTTAAACGAAAATCTTACTTTAGACATTTACACCAGAATTGTAAATGCTATGGATGAACTAAGAAAAAAAGATGGTAAATCTATATGTGATAAAGGAAATGATAGAGATATATCAGAAAGTTATATGTGTTGTAAAAGAGTGAGATATAATTGTAATATAGCTTTTGATATTGAAGCTTATTATAGTGACGAACCATTTACTCTGCTTGAGTACCAAATATATCTAAAAAAGAAAGGTAATTATGAGGATTGTTGTACTTTACCAAGTTATTTTGGAGAACAGCAAGAAAAAGATTTGCGAGAATTCATAAATATGTATATTGATTAAGGAGAATGATTATGAAAGAATTAAATGAAACAGTAGAAATGATGAACAGCGAAGATTACAAAGAAAGATTCAAAGCTGAATATTGGCAGACTTATATCAGATATAAAAAATTAACAAAAATGGTTGAAATAAGGCTACCGCAATCCCACTGGCTTTAGACGGTGGGTAGTTCACAAAAGTTTTTGACGGATTAAGGATTATATAGTATAGTATGAAATATAATAAATAAAAAAATAATATTAAAGGAGATTAAAAGAAATGGATAGTTTAGCAATGAATTTAACAGACGCACAGAAGAGAGCAGTAGAGTTAAAAGATGAAATTATTAAAATTTGTGAAGAAAAGAAATTAATTCTGGTTGCTCCTAAAGAGGGAATTGGTTTTTATGATTTAGAGTCAAAGGAACTGGTTGCTATTTGGTCTGATAGTAAAGCCAATGAAGAAACAAAACCAGTTGATGAAGATGGCGAAGCACCAGAAACACCGGAAGTTCCAGAACAGGAATAAACCGTTATGGTCAAGGACTTAATAAAAAATAATTAAAAATTTTTAAAAAGTCCTTGACTTATCTAATAAAATATGTTATAGTATATACATAGCAAACAAGAGAACAAGTAAATGAGTAAACGTAATTAATTATTTAGTCGAAAATTTACAGAGTTTGACAGTTGCTAAAGTAACTAAATTTATAGGTTTGGCATGAGGAAGAGTTATTATGCAATAAGGGCAGGCGAATGTAATTAAAATCTACGGAGAACAAACTCCGGTAAAAACCGTACTATGAAAGTGGTGTATATCTTTTTTGTTAGGTTCAGCTTTTACCTAAATCGTGTGTAGACGAAGAAAAGATATATAAAAGCAAAAATAGATTTTTTCTCTGATTCATGTTAAATCGGCGGTTGGTTGGTTATTAAGTGTAAGCGCAAACACGTAATAACGCAACATGATGTGCCACTACTCACAACCGCTTTTGGTATGCTATTAGCACATACCAAAACCTCCTAATTCGCAATACAAAAGATTAATTTTCTCCTTTTTGACTAGCAACTTTTCTGGTAGATGGACGTGAATAGTCAAAGGTGGCAACTTGTTTTATCGAGGAATAAGTTGCCACATACATAGTAATTGAAAACTGAATATTTGAGATTACTAAAAAATCCGTTAATAATGAAAATGCTAAGTATTCATAGATACGATAAATATTTAGCTTAAAATGTTATTAAAAACCTACTCTGTAGAGATATAAACCATGGCAGTGAGAACGTATCTAGTCTGTGATTACAGAATATTATCCTTTGGTAGCGGTTGAGGGGATATTAATTCACAATGGGGTGTGGCGAAGTGGTTTAACGCATCTGGCTTTGACCCAGACATTTTTTCGGGGATTCAAATTCCCCCACCCCAGTTTTATGTTTAGGTCTTGTTGGAAAGAATTAGTAGATACTATAGGTAATCTATTAAACAATGCAAGTTCAACTCTTGCACCTAAATTTTTATCATAAACGGAACAATATTTCAACTGGCAGAAAGTTCGGCTCATAACCGAAAAGTTATAGGTTCGAGTCCTATTTGTTCCATTAGAAGAATAATTAGTATTGAAACAATACCACCAAAAATTATATGATATTCCCAAATCATTACTGCCATACTAATTATTCTTCATAACACTAAATAGCAGTATATATTTCACAAAACCACCACCCCTGTTGAATATATATTGCTATTTTTTATTACAGAAAAATGTTATAAAAAAGGAGAAATAAAATGCTTAAAGGTAATTTAACGAGTAAGTGTAACTGTCAGCATTGTGATGCTTATATCAACATTCCAGTAAATTGGTTCACAATGTATTTCTATGAGGATTTAACAAGATGCTGGATTTTTTGGCACATGAAAATGAATCATGATTTTCAGAGTACAGAAGATAATTGGTTTACTTTTGTGCTAAGGTTTATTGGACTAATGTTAAAGTTTGATTTAGCCTGCGTGTTGATTCCAGTGAAGATTGTGTTGTTACCATTTGTAATATTAGACAGATTTTTATTCTTTGACGCTAGAAGAGATATGGATTTTGAATACTTGGATAGTGATGATATTGAAGATATTGAAGAAGAAGATAACAAAAGTGAGGAAAAGGAGAATATATAAATGAACGAAGAAATTAAGAACAATAAAGTAGTAGAAGAAATTAATCCAGTAGATGAATATTTGAAATAAGGCTACCGCAATCCCACTGGCTTTAGACGGTGGGTAGTTCACATGGCTTATGAATTTAAATTTGGAGATAAAGTAAAACCTGTAGACCTTTGTCAATATACTCTTGCTATTGACAGTGAAGTATATCTGCAATCTGTAAGCAACATGAAAATAGTCAATGCTAAAAGTCTTATCGCACTCAGCCAGTTTCCTTATTTTCCCACTGAAACTGTAAGACTTATCATTAAAGATGATAGACCAACGGAAGCAAATAGGGCTTTGGAATATTTCTTAAGTCAAAACACATTTATTGTTAGAAAGAGGGTTGTACAACATGATTGATAAAATAAGAGAAGCAAAGAAGGGTAAACTTACCAAAGAAGAAAACGCCATTAAACAAGTTTCAGCATGTATAAAAGCATGGGAAAATAATGAGCCTGCGACACTTAGCACTGAAACAATGAAAACAATCCTTAAAACTTTAAAAGAGATAAAAGATTTTCGTGACGTTGGCAATGTAAAAACTATGAAAGAATTAAAAAAACTCAGCCTTAAACGTCAGCCAAAAAATCTTAATAAAAAATATTGTGATTACAAAGTTGATGATGAAGAAATTCATTCTTTCTATGGCGTTTGTCCCAACTGTGAGCAACCATTAAATTTTTACTGGCATCAGAAATATTGCGGTAACTGTGGACAAGCCCTTATCTGGCGAAATTTAAAGTCAGTAATAAACAAGAAAGACCTTGACAAAATTATAAAGTGATACGTTCACATTTTTAAACCCCTTAGTAACACAAAGTACAAGGGGTTCTTTTTTATTTTCAACCAAGTTATCACATTCAGAACAAAAATCCCCTATATCTACTTTCTACGGACTGTTACCGCCCTAAATCAGAACAAATCCCCCTAACTCAGAGCACGAGATTTCACCCTATATTGCAAAACGCCACATGAAGCCCAAGGGAGAGATTATTTGCAATGTCCTATAAATTGGACACCTAAAACACTAATAAAAATCATTTAAGAATTAAAACATTGCAATTCGCCCACTCGAAAATGCCTACGCAAAAACTATTACTTTTCGACTATAGGGGGTCAAGGCACTTTTCGCCAATAGTTCTTTTTAGAACCATTTTTCCGTTATTTATAAATTTTAATAACGAACAGTGAAATGACAAAACACCTGTCTTTACAACTGACAAGACAACTGACAAGACATTTCTCAATTTTCCACTATGGTTATGATATACCACTCTCCCCTAAACTTAACTACCTGTGACCACTCTCATATACCGTTACAACTCATTTAAACGCCCCTAGAAACGATTTTAATAGATAAGACGATTAAGTTATCATGTGCAGACTGAAACGCCCACATTTGCTTTGTACTGTTTCATATAAAAAGTGGCACCTTGTCATGTTCCCTAAACCCCTACAGAAATAATAGTCAAAATTTAAACCAGTATATCGGTATACGGCGAATGACCCCCTTGTTCCCCAGTATACAATTACCCCCCTCTATCAGATAATATATTATCTATTGTAAAGAGTAGATGACTAAGAGATAGAACTACAAGAATTATAAGAATAGATAAGAGATAAGAGGATTGAGAACTGGATAATATGTTGGCTATTACATATTCGTAAATGTTGCAAAAACCCTATTCCGTGTTATCACCTACACCTATAAAACCACTAAGGATAAAGAGTAAAATGATACACACATTTTCGTCACATATATCTTAAATACTCTTAGACGATTTATTGTGTGCTATTGTGGTGAGAAATTATATGAAAAATATAGGGGGTTAAGGTGGTGTGAAAATGGTCTGGGATAGGTATGGGGAATTTGGTTATCGTGCGTGTGCGTTATATATAATTATATAGTGGGAGTTAATAAGTAGGAAACGGTGAAGTGATGAGAGATGAAAAACTAAGGATTGATATGAACATAAGGATTTAGGAATAAGAGATAAAGATATAGAGGGCAGAAGGATATATAAGGATATATGATATAAGGTGAGAAAGGGCGTGAGTGGGTGTGGAGATAATGATGATAGTTGGGATAGAGCAATAGCAATGGGGGATAGGGGGTAACAGGAGCAATAGATGGAGAGATAATTGAAATACTATGGATATTGACGAATATTGAGTTGTGGGAGTGTGCGGCGTATCAGCTATTCCGAGTATGCGAAAATCGTATATACGAATTGCCTGAAAATACCCCCGGTTATACGTGACTAACAGAATGAGTGTTCGACTAGCCCAGGGGTGGGGGCGATATACTCTGCCTGCATAGGTTCGGAACGTCAAAAAACATGGCTATAATAAATCATTATAGACACGTTTGTATGCAAGCGGTTGCACAAAATTGCATATTGCGTTGCATATAATAGAAAGTATTAGTGAAAGTGATATTTTTTCATAGATATATTTATTGAAGTTATAAGTATATGTTAAAATATTGACGTAATAAGATAATGTTATATATGTGATACCGCACATAATATCAGACATCATCCTATCCTTTATCTTCTATCCTCTGCTTTCCCTTCTTAATGTTTCACATGAAACAATAGTTCAACTCATATCTATATTACATTATTTCTATTCCGTTTCCATTCCCACTTGTCATCACTCCCAACACTTTCCCATCTTGCAATCAATCCCATATCCTATCACATCTCATATAACATCTTCTGTTATCCCATACTATCATATCACATACCCATACCAACTCACATAGTAACCATTACTACTCATATAGTATTCAATACTACTTATAACGCTATTCATATAGCATATCACATTTTACAATACTATCTTATATCCCTATCAATCTACTATGTTAATAGTCAAGTTAGGCTATGCTAATAGTCAACCCATAAACCTATTATCCCTATAGATTAATATATAAATCATAAACCCTTTTACCAATTATTATTATAGGTTAATATATTATCAATAACCAACTAACATACTATGTAATAGGTATTTTATAAACCCATTAACCAACTATGTTATTGAATTATCACATAATTATATGAGTTGTCGCTATTGATACCATTTTAGGCAATACTTTTATCGCAACGGCTCAATTTTAGTCGATAGCTTAAAGTTATATGAAAACTATAGGCTTTTTATCAATAATGATACACACTAAAACGTTTAATATATATATTATATATGTGACGAAAAAGTATGTGCTATTGTTTGAAAAATTGCTACAATTTCCATTATGTTAGCACAACTCTGATTTTTTGATTTACATAAGACGTGAATATTCAGACGCAATTTGAATTTTAGAATAATTTAGCTGTACTTATTGATAAGTGGCGTTTTTAATAAGTGGTGCTAATAATAAATGGCAAGCGATCCAATGCCGGATTTATACAAATGCCGTTTTAAAGCCGTATAAGCTATTTTAAAACGTTTTGGGGCTTCCAAGGCATATTTTATCGCTTAATGTTTTCCAATCGAAACTATGTTATGTGGTATTGAAAACTACGTTATTATCTGATAATTTGGCACTCATTAGTGGTAAGTGCTAATAAGTAAACATATGTGAACGATTGCTAACTATGAATAGTAAATAAATGTTTACTAATGGGCTTCTGGTATAAAAAGCAGATTACTTTTATATAAGGGTTGGGGCTTTATATGGGGATTGCATATACTTTTATATATAGTAGTGTCTGCTTTTACTTTATATGTAAAATCCCTTTATATAGGAAGTAATACAATCGAACAAATGTTTTTATAAAAAATGCATAAAAAAATATATGTTTTTTGGTAGTTTTTACCATTGAATATATATATATACTTTTTGCTATACTTGCATTATCAAATGAAAGAAAAAAGGAGAAAAACAGCATGGAAAAATTTTTAAAAGCAAGCACAAAAGTAGGTTCCCGTTGGATTTTAGCGGCAAAAAACAATGAAGGATATGAATTATCTGATATTTACGACAGTTATTCCGTAAATAAAGAAAAAGCTTATAATTGGTGCTTAAATCAGTACAATAGCACTGAAAATTCTGAAAACTTCCGTATAATATCCCATAATTCTAACTTCTTTACAGTCGCATGGGAAGAGTACGGAAAAGAACCGAAATTGCATATCGAAACAGCAAAAAATTCTTATGTTATTTTGTTAAATCAGTAAAGGAGGGCTTATTTATGAAAATATCACAAAAACGTGCTATTTGGTATTCAATTCGTGATACTAGATTAGAAAAGATTGAAAAAAGCGGATTAATGCCTGCTTTTCTTGAATTTAATAAGGGAAAGAAGTATAATTGTATTACTTCTTTTTATAAAAGTATGAAGTTGTCTGAAAACTAAAACAGGAGGGTTTATATTATGAGATTAAGCAAAGAAGAAAGAACGGAATATCAGAAAAAAGAACCTATTGCACTTTATGGTATGTCAAATTTTGGCGGTATCGCCATTATTGACATATTATATGATACAGATGACTATATTGTATGGTATGATAGTCAAATTGAATCTGAAAAGCGTAAAATACATATTAGTAAGATATATTATACTTCCAGTGATAGTTATTTTATGATTTATGGAAGTAAACGTATTAAATTGTCAGAATGTTTACGTGTAGCATAAAAAATAAAGAAAAGAGGTAAAATTTTATGGAAGATTTAAAAAACATTGTAGAAACAATTAATAACTCTGATAATTGGTTAGATTGTTTACCAGAATGTGAAAAATTATGTGAACTTGCCGGACTGTCTGAAAAATGGCAAAATGCGACAGGTGAAGATTTTGAAAATGTCTTAAAAGAAGCAAATAATCTGTTAAATGTTGATATTGGACTTTAAGTGTTTTTTTATAAAGGGTACAGCTTTTTTGTACCCTTTTTGTTGTTTGGATACGATCTTGCATTGATACAGTCATAAACCTATTAACCTACTTGCGTTATAGGTTTATGACTATATGAGTGCATGACACCAGACGTTATATCGCATCTGTTTTTTTGTGCGTTAAAATTTGTACCTTTATAACTAAAAATGAACGATATACCTATAACGCTGTATAAGGGCTTTTATAGGCTTTTTTGCGTTGCTATGGTTTTATATGCCTTGTTGTTAGTGCAGCGATCAAAAAAGCAAGGTACAGACGTTTTTTGTTCCTCTGCGATATTATCAATTTATCGATAATGCGATATAACGCACGTAAAACCTGTTTATAGTCGGTTTAATCGTTTAGGCGTACACGGTATAGGCTATAGGCATTTAAACGGCTATACGTAGCTTGTAATGCGTTGTACCGTGTCCGGTTTACAAGTTTAATAGCAAGCGATCCGGTTTATGTTTATTTTCTGTTTTATCCGGTATCATATTCAGTTTATACTATTGTTACATTTTTAACGTTATGTATACTATGTTAGTTATGTCTAACTATAACCACAATATTTTTTGTGTTATCTCAAAATGTTTTAGATTAGTAGCAACTAATCATAAGTTGTGTTTATAGTTAGGTATATCTAATGATAGTTAGTTATGTCTAATCGAACAAGTATTCGGGTTTATAATAGGCGAACAAATGTTTTGTTAGTCCAAGCTAATTGTGTTTATTGTAGATACAATTCAATCGAACAGACGTTTGGGTAATTTTGGCAACGGAAATCAGCAAGCGGAAAAAGGGAAATTTCCCCAGAGTGGGTAATATCGTTTTTTAAATTTTCCCCACGGATTTTTAATATGTTTAAAATTTGAAAAGTCAATTCAAAAACGAAAAGTCTTTTCTTTTTTATTTTTCTTTTCCTTTATAATAAGGAAATCTTTCATTTATTTTATTTTTTTTAATCTTTTTATATTATATCTATTGACTTTTCTTTTCTTTAGTGGTATAGTGTAACCATAGTAACAAAGCAATAAGCAATACAAATGAGCAATAGGAGGATTTTAAATAAGGCTACCGCAATCCCACTGGCTTTAGACGGTGGGTTAAGGTAGCCAAAAGCTGAGAATTATTGTATGCTAATGATATGGGAACATGGAAATCTAAAAACAGACACAAATATTTATTACAATACCACATTATTTTCGTCTGCAAATATAGGAAGAAATTACTGGTTTCGCAACAGGTATCAGATGATATAAAGCAGTTTTCATATGAGATATGTCAAAAGCACAAAGTTATTATCAAATACATGGAAACTGACAAAGACCATATTCACTACATGATAGAAACTGAACCTACAATGTCGGTGAGTAAAATTGTAAACCTAATGAAAAGTTATACGACTTACCATATATGGAAACGCTATCCGAATTATTTGCGGAAGCATTTCTGGAAAGAACATACATTTTGGACAGATGGTTATTTTGCTTGTAGTGTAGGAAATGTATCAGAAGAAATGCTAAAAAAGTATATCGAAAATCAAGGCTAAGAAAGAAGGTGGCAGCGAATGTTAAAAGCATATAAATACAGAATATATCCCAATAATGAGCAGAAAGTACAGATAGAAAAAACATTTGGCTGTTGCCGTTTTGTGTATAATCAGACACTTGCATATCGGAAAGAAAGATACGAAAAAGAGAAAAAATCTGTCAGCAAAACAGATTGTAATAATTACTGCAACAGGAAATTAAAGAAAGAGTATGAATGGCTGAAAGAAGTGGATAAGTTTGCTTTAACAAATGCGATTTATAACATGGACAGTTCATATCAGAAATTTTTTAGGGAGCATGCAGGTTATCCAAAGTTTAAGAGTAAACATGATAATCATAAATCATATACAACAAATTTTACGAATGGCAACATAACAGTAGATTTCGATGGAAACAAAGTAAAATTGCCTAAATTAAAAGGCGTAAAAGTAAAACTGCATAGAAAGTTTAGCGGGCAGATAAAATCAGCAACGATATCACAAGTGCCGAGTGGGAAATATTATGTATCGGTTTTAGTGGAAACAGAACATGTGGAACTGCCACATACAACCCAAAATACAGGAATCGATTTAGGTATTAAGGATTTATGTATTACTTCTGGTGGAAAGAAATACGAAAATCCCAAAATTATCAGAAAAAACGAGAAGAAACTGGAAAAACTGCAAAGGCAGTTAGCCCATAAAGAGAAAAAAAGTCAAAATTACTACAAAACAAAGAAAAAGATAGCATTATGCCATGAGAAAATAACAAATACCAGAAAAGATTATCTTCACAAGATATCCCATGAGATTATCAGCGAAAACCAAGTGATAGTCTCGGAGAATTTGCAGATAAAGAATATGGTAAAAAATCATCATCTGGCAAAGTCAATAAGTGATGTATCATGGTATGAGCTGACAAGGCAGTTGGAATACAAGGCAAAATGGAATGGAAGGGAATATGTCAAAATAGATACCTTCTATGCCAGTAGTCAGTTGTGTTCAGTCTGTGGATACCAAAATACAGAGACGAAAAATCTGACAGTAAGGGAATGGATATGTCCCGTCTGTGGAACGAATCATGACAGGGATATCAATGCGGCGAAGAATATACTGGAAGAAGGATTAAGACAAATAGCATAAAAGGAATAACAACATAGGGCAGGAACTGCCCGAATTAACGCCTGTGGAGATAGTAGGTTACGAGGTCAGGGAAGCAGGAAGCCCATTGGCTTTAGACAATGGGTAGTTCACGAAAGTAAGCTGTATTTTTAAGAATGCAAGATCTGCTACCATTGAGATCGGGGATGAGGGGATCTTTCACACAAAACGAGAATATGAAGTCTATGTCAATGACGCATTTTACCAGAAGACAGACCGGGTGATTACCGGGATCTATGATCTGCAGCCTTCTTCCGATTATAAGGTACGTATAGTGGCAGAAGATGAGCAGGCGTGTATCGAGATAAAGACTGATGAGGAATTTGTGACACTTAATGTCAGGGATTTTGGTGCAAAGGGAGATGGAATCACGGATGATACTCTTTTTATCCAGTCTGCCATTATGGCATGCCCGAAAAAAGGCCGTGTGCTGATCCCTGAGGGAACTTATAAGGTGACCAGCCTGTTTTTAAAGGATGACCTGAATTTGGAACTGGCACAGGGAGCTGTGCTTTCTGCTGAAACAGA